TATGACTTCTACAAGTCTGATTGGAAATATCTAAATGACCCTACAATGAGAGGTGACATGAGTAGCAATGCAGGTTCAGGGCGTATCAATGGATTATTAGTACCTGCAGGTTCTACTACTGTGTATGACCAAGTGTTAGGTAAAAACGCTAAGCGTCCATTCTTACACGTACGTTACCGAGCTTCAGAATCTGAAGACAGACGTTACAAAACGTGGATAACAGGTTCTGCCGGTGGTGCTATGAACTCTAGCTTAGATGCTATGGAGGTTCACTTCCTATCTGAGAGAGCTTGTTGTACTATGGGTGCAAACAACTTCTTCTTATTCGAGCAATAAGATGATAAATAAAAGAGGGTCCGTTTAAACGGACTCTCTTTACTTTTTTTAAATTAAATTAAATTTTACTCAAATGAAAAAAAATACACTTGTAGATGTAACCTACAAACTCAAAAGAGAAGCTACTCCGCTATCTCTTATAATACAGTCTAAAAGTACTAAAAGACAACCTTTGCTTTGGTTTGATAATAATACAGGTCAGAACAGAGAGCTAAGGTATGCAAGAAATCAAAACTCACCATTCGTTGACGAGCAGGACGGTAATGTAATATTAGAGCCTGTAGAATTTATAGACGGATTTTTACACGTAAAAAAAGAAAATCAAGCTTTACAAAAGTTTTTAGAATATCATCCTGCACTTAATAAAATATATGTTAGGGTAGATGCAGCTAAAGATGCTGCTGATATTGTTGAAGACCTAAACTTAGAGGTAGATGCTTTAATAATAGCTAGAGAGCTAGATATAGAGCAAATTGAAGCTATAACAAAAGTAGCTTTTGGTACAGACCCAAGCACTATAACATCTTCAGAATTGAGAAGAGATATATTAATATTTGCAAAGGATGACCCTAAAGGTTTTATGGCATTAGCTAAGGATGCTTCATTGAGTATGGACGCTAAGGTTAAAACATTTATTGATAAGAGTATTCTTACATTTAGAAAGAATAAAAGTGAGGTTTACTTTAATACACCAACTAATAAAAAACGAATGTTAGTAATACCATTTGGTGATGACCCTCTTCACTCAATAAGCTCATATCTTCAAAGTGATGAGGGCTTAGACACTCTATCATATTTAGATAAAATACTTGAAACCAAGTAAGAAATGGAAGCAGAAATGCTTCCTTTTTTTTTATTATCTTTGTGCTTATATTAAACTAAGAAAATTTTCTTATGGCTAAGTTTTTAAAATTAAATGTTGATGGAAATGTTTTAGGTCCTAAACTTTTAAATATTTCAAATGTAAATTTTGCATTTATTTCTGCAATGGGAAGTACTCAAGTTGATGTGTTTATTTCAAACAAACTTGTTTATGCAGGAGAAACTCCTTTTGTTGTAAAGCTTGAAGGTGGAGTTAAAGAAGCACAACAATTAATAGACACTATATATGAAGCAAAAACTTCTTCACTTACAAATAATATTTTTGAAATAACTAACGCACCTACCGTAGTGTCAATAACTTTTTAAGTAATATAATATGTCAGTTATAAAAATTAAAACGCCAAAAATTGTAGCAAGCTTCGGGGCTTCCAAAGCAGCTACTAGTGATAGTGCAACTCAATTAATAGATACTGCAGCTACTTTTGCAACTCAAGGTGTTCAAGCAGGTGATTTAATATATAAATATATTCCTGCTTCAGGAGATACTGAACTGTTTGTTGTAGATACTGTAGTTGACGAAAATACAATAACATTTGCAACTAACGCTGCAGGGTTTTTAATTGGTGATAAATATGTAATAGTAAGACCTTCTGAAACAATGACTATTTATCTTGAGCCTGAGAACATTGAATATTTTGAAATCATGAATTCTTCTGCATTAGGCTCTTTTATAAAGCTAATTGTTGCTAGTGATGATTCAACAGAAAATGAATATAGAATATTTTATTATAGAAAATCTGATAATGTTTTAACTGTAGGAGCAGTAAATAATGAAAAAATGGCTAATCAATTTATTAAGATTGTAGATGAATCTTTAAGAGGTTCATATACTAAAGAAACAGAATTTACTCCTACTTCAGATATAGGAATGTTGTTTTATAAAATTAGTTAATAGATTAATACTATATATAAAGAGCTCTTTTATAGGGCTCTTTTTTTTTGCGTATATTTGTAAAAATATTTAAAAATGATAGATTCAGTAAGAAGCACGGTTCTTGCCGCTTTAAATAAAAACAACTACGGATATCTTTCACCGTCTGATTTTAACTTGTACGCTAAACAAGCTCAACTAGAAATATTTGAAAACTTGTTTTATCAATATAACACTCAGATAAATTTAGAAAATGTAAGAAGGTCCGGGACAGATTATGCTAATATTACTAAAGGTATACGTGAAGTAATAGATTTATTTTTAGTTAATATAGCTTTAACTCAAGTTAGTGCTAATCAAAACTTTTATTATATGCCTTCAGCAGCGACAACAGGTTCTGATTTTTATTATATAAATACTATAAGTTGTTATTCAAATGGTGTATTTTTAAATGAAGCTGAAAAAGTTGATAGTGGGAAGTTAGATATTTTAAACTCATCTTCACTTACAAAACCTAGCGAATCTTTTCCAATATATGTTGTTTCAGGAGACCAATTAGGCATTCATCCTAACACAATTAATGGTGCTACAGATGTTCTTTGTAGATATGTAAGATACCCTAAAGACCCTGTTTGGACTTACAGTAGTGCTTTATCAGGTCAAGCTCCATTATTTAATCCATCAGCAACTGATTACCAAGACTTTGAATTACCAAAAGATTACTTTAATGATTTAGTCAATAATATATTAAAGTACGCAGGATTAGAAATTAGAGAACCTATGGTTATGTCTTTTGCAAACAATGAAGAAATGAAAGATAATCCACAAAAAATAACTAGTAAAAGATAATGGCATATTTAACTGAGTATCAATATTACGAAAATAACGGTAACAACCCTAAAGATAAAAATTGGGGTTCTTACCAATACGTTAGCTTAAAAGATATTGTAAATAATTTTATGCTTATGTATCAAGGAAACCACTCATTAGTAAATAATGAAGAAAGGTTTAAAATATTATTTCATGCTAAAAGAGGTATCCAAGAATTAAACTATGATGCTTTTAAGGAAATAAAAGCTTTAGAGCTTCCGGTTAATGATACTTGCAGATTTATTTTACCGGCTGATTATGTTAATTGGGTTAGAGTTTCTTTAAACAAAAATGGTTTATTACAGCCATTAACTGAAAATATTAACTTAACTTCAGCAAAAGCTTATTTACAAGACAATAATGATGACATACTTTTTGATGAAAACGGAAACGCTTTAAGTCCTGAATACTCACAATTAGATATTGACAGAATTACAGGAAGTAAAAAAAGTATATACTTAAATGACAAAAGTCCTTTTGACAATAAAGAAGGATATTGTTGTGATGGAAAATGGTATTTTGATTATACCGTAGGAGCTCGTTACGGATTAAATACAGAGACTGCCAACTGTAACCCTACATTTAAAATAGATAAACGCTCAGGGGTTATTAATTTTGATTCTACAATGGCAGGTGAACTTGTAGTTTTAGAGTATGTTTCTGATGGTATGGAAAGTGGGGATGACTCATTAGTTTCTGTAAATAAACTATTTGAAGATTACATATATGCTTATGTTGAATACGCTTTATTAAATAGTAAACTTGGTGTTCAAGAATATGTTGTTAGAAGAGCACAAAGAAAAAAATCTTCGTTATTAAGAAATGCAAAAATTAGAATGAGTAATATTCATCCGGGTAGATTGCTTATGAATCTACGTGGTCAATCTAAGTGGATAAAGTAATATGGCGAAAAGTAAAAGGCATTTTATAAAAGGGAGAATGAATAAGTCTCTCGATGAAAGACTTATACCTAACGGTGAATATGTAGATGCAATGAATGTTCGTCTTGGTTCTACCGAAGAGTCTGAAGTTGGTTCTGTTGAATCAACAAAAGGTAATGAAGTTTTAACAACAATAAACTTAGGTGTTTTTGGTGCAACTGAATATAATTTAAGTAACGATGCAAAATGTATTGGAGCTTTTGAAGACGGTGCTAATGAAACAATATATTGGTTTATACATGACAGCAATCAACCTTCTGTATCTACAGGTAAAGCTGACTTAATTGTTTCTTATAATGTAAACACAAAAAGTACTGAATACCACATAGTAAGTTTTAAAAATCAAAACGACCCTACTAACACAACATTAAATTTTAATCCTCAATATTTAATTACTGAGGTTAATATGGTTGATAATTTATTGTTTTTTACAGACAATTATAATCCTCCAAGAAAAATAAATGTAAATAAAAGCTATGCTTACCCTACAGGGTTAGCTGCTGATGATGGATTTTTATCAAGTGATATTTTAGTAATAGTCAAGCCTCCTGCACAAGCTCCTGAAGTAGTAGGAGTTAGGTCTGATGAAACAAACTACTATTTAGAAGATAAGCTTGTTTGTTTTGGGTATCGTTATAAATATGAGGACAATGAATATTCTGCTACATCTCCTTTTTCTAACCCTGTTTTTAGCCCTAGTTCTTTTAATTTGTCTGTTGAGTCAAATTTAAATGAAGGTATGTTAAATCAATTTACCTCTGCTGAGGTAACTTTTAACTCAGGTGATAGTAGAGTTACTGATGTAGAAATATTATTAAAAGAATCAGACTCATCTCAGATAAGAGTAATTGAAAAAATAAATAAATCTAAATCTAATTATTTAGATAATACAAATTACAATCACTTATTTAGTGACAGCAAAATATTTACAGTTTTATCATCAGGTGAAATATTAAGGTTATATGATAATGTTCCTTTAAAAGCTAAGACTCAAACTTTAATGGGTAATAGATTGATGTATGGAAACTATGTTGAAAATTATAACTTAGTAAGAAATAATGTATCCACTAACTTAGATTATTCTACAGAATTAGTATCTGAAGAAATAAATACAGTAACAATAGTTCCTGATACGCCATTCTCTGCGACTTATTCATTGCAAGGCAATGTAACATCTAATGGTAATCTTACTATAAATTTAACTAATATAGAAGATAAATTAACTGCAGGAGCTATATTAACAGTAAATTTTAGAGTAAGTCATAATCAATTTAGTAGTGTTACTAGTCCTTCACCATTAGGAACAAATGAAAATATATTTGTTGGATTTAGCTATGTTTTAAAACAGGATTTTGATTCTGTAGCTGATATGGTAAATAGTAATGATTTTCAAAAAGCTATAGGTATTCCTTCAAATATTACTCCTAATGCTTTTCCTACTCCTGATTATTGCAGTGGAGATACTTTTACAGATAGATTTAATTGTGCATTATTAAACTCTATATCTGATATAAATGGTATAGCTTATATAAAAAATCAATCGGGTATAAATAATCTTGGAGACCCGATTTTTTCGGCTGTTAATGGAAGCCTTTTACAAATTACAATACCTGCTATGGCTTATTTGCAACAAGGTCAAAGCTCTTTTAGTAATCCTTTTGTTTTTTATGAGTATTTTGATATTGAAAATGCTACTTGTTTTTTCCAACAGGTAAGTAGCCCTATAAGCCTTCACAGTAACAGAGGATATCAAGTAGGTATCGTTTATATGGATGAATTTAATAGAGCTACAACAGTTTTAACAAGTAATGATAATACAGTAAAGGTTCCTAGTGATAAAAGTAGTTCTGTAAATAGAGTAAAGGTTACAATACCTACAACTCAAATAGCACCTGAGTTTGCTAAAAGATATAAGTTTGCAATAAAACCTGATGCTGAAAAATATGAGTCAATATTTACTAGATTTTATTACACAGACCCTAATGAAGGCTATACTTATTTCCTTTTGCAAGGTGAGAATATAGCTAAAGTTGAAGAAGGTGATGTTTTAATTGTTAAAAAAGATGCTTTAGATGCCACAGCTTCTTTGGTAAAGGCTACTGTTTTAGAGAAAAAAACTCAAGTTGAAGACTTTATAACAGATGTAGAATCTCCTGCGGGTGTCTACATGAAAATGCTTGCAAACAATTTTTCAGTTGTAAAAGAAGGAGGGACCGATATATTACCGGGACAGCAATCAAAAGAAGAAAATGCAGGCAGTCAAAATGTTGCTCTTCAGTATAAAGGATTTTCTACAGACGATGGCTCAGGTAACTTTAGTAACCTAAACATTCCTGAAGGCAGTATAATTAAAATAGATTTTAACTTATATAGAAATCAACAAGGTAACGGTAACTCTTGTGAGTATAGAAAGTATAGATTAAAAAAGGAGTTTGTGTCACCTAACACATATAGCAATATAATTGATTGGTGGAATGGTGAAAACATAGGTGATATTATAGATACAGGAACTGAAAAAGAGCCTTCAAGTATAAACAATGTTTATCTAAGCACACTTTTAACTACTTCTTCTGAAATACAAGCTTTTGAAGCCGGTGGTCAGTTTGGTACTAATAGATACCAATGGTATCAATCATCAGCAGGTGAAATTAGATTTTTAATTACCGGAACTGATTCGTGTCCGGGTAGTGGTGGTGACGCAAAAATTAGAGCTACATTTGAAGTTTTTAGAAGTGCAAATGTTATAGCTTTTGAAACAGAGCCTTCAGAGGCTTTGCCTGATGTATGGTATGAGGGTCAAGATTCATATCCTATTAGTTCGTCAGGTCTTCATTTAGATGGTGGTAACTTTGCTGATGTTAACGACCAAGACCAAACATCTTCTCAACCTGCTATACTTAATTTAAGGTTTGGAAACTGTTTCACTTTTGGTAACGGTGTTGAAAGCTTTACTATAAAAGATTCTATAAAAGGTAAATCTATGGGAATCGGTAATAGAGCTATTGGTTCTTTACAAGAAGATTATAGGGAATCTCATAAAAAGTTTGATATTACATATAGCGGTATATATAATGATGAAACCAATTTAAATCGTCTTAATGAATTTAATTTAGGCTTAGCGAACTTTAAACCATTAGAAGAATCTTTTGGTAACTTAAATAAGTTATATGGAAGAGAGACTGATGTGTTAGCATTGCAAGAAGATAAAATATCTTACGTGCTTTCAGGTAAAAACTTATTGTCTGATGCTTCAGGTGGTGATGTATTAACTTCTGTACCTGAGGTATTAGGTAAGCAAATAGCAAGAATTGAAGAGTTTGGTATAAGTAATAACACTGAAAGTTTCGCTGCATATGGATATGATAAATATTTCACTGACGCTAAACGTGGTGCTTTAATACAACTAAAAGGAGCTGCCGGTTCTTCTGAACAACTAATTGTAATATCTGAAATAGGTATGAAAAGTTGGTTTAGAGATTTGTTTAAAAACAATTTTAAGACTCAAAAATTAGGTGCTTATGACCCTTATATGAATGAGTATGTTTTAGCTAATAACGACACTGAAATACCTTTTACAGTAGATTGTACGCCTTGTAATCAAAGACAATCTTTTATACTAAAACAAGGAGATGTAACTACTTTTTGTGTAGAAACTACCTCAGGTATTGGTTCTGTGTCAATAGATTCTCAAGTTCCTGTTGCTTCACCTGTAAATTTACAAGTAACTTATAATGGTTCTACTGTTATAAATCAAACTCTTTCTGCATTTTCATCTCATTCTTTTAATAAAAATGTAAGAAACTTAAATAAATATACAGTTCAGCTTTCATCTCCTACAAATGATTCTGACTTTAACTTGACAGCTAATTGTCCTGTAGGTATTCCATTAAAAGTTGTTGATATAGTTTTAACAAATAATGAAGATGCCAATAAATCTATACATCACAATTGGAGGTACACTGATGGGGTTGCGTCTGAATCTTCACCTGAAGTACCTGCTGTATTTCAATCTTCTGATAAATATATAAAATCATCTTTTTATCAAATATTAGAAGGAAATGAAGGTGAGGGTGCTATACCAATTAGGAGTCAAGATTTAACTATGAGAACTATAAAATATAGTTCAGATACTTACAATTTAAAAAATACAAATAGATTTGGTTATCATACATCTGATACGTTATATAGCGATTCACCTACTGATTTATTTACTCTTGTTGGTAATTTAACGCTCGTAACGCCAACTACCTCAGGAAATGTTTCTGAAGGTACTTTTACTGTTCCTTCGGGAACTTATACTTATTTGTATTTAGTTTGGGATTTAAGATTGACAAGCCCAACAACTTTATGTTCTGATATTTTAAGTAATATTCAGGATGTTTGTTGTGAGTGTGGTTGTGCAACAACAAATACCTTGTACACTGTAAATAATGATGGTACTAATCAAGTTCAAGTACAATACACAAATACAAGTGGTGCTAATGTAAGTATAGTGTTACCATCAGGAAATAGAAGTATAGAGGTATGTTCTCAGTCATACCCTGTTATTAATCCTGCTACTGCTAGTGTTACTGTTAGAGTTAAAGAATGTGATTGTACTTAATATATATAAATATAAACTATGGCAACTTTTGATACATTTTATATAAACGGAGAAAACTTATCTACTGCTACTGCTGTATTTACTGACGCAGCTATGACAACTTTAGCTGTCACAGGAGCATATAGTGATGGTGATGTAATTAGAAATCAAGTAGGTTCACTTTTTAATGATATAGCTTTATTTCCTGATGTATCTCATGACTGTAATGCTTGTTCTACTAATTGTACTTCAGCAGTTAGTTTCTCTCAAAGTTTTCAAACAGCAGCATCTATGCAGGGTAGTGTAATGTTTGAAACAATGGGTGCTGTAAAAGTTACAATACAAGGTGTTGGGCTAAGACCTATTGGTGTTGATTTAGAAAAAAATGGTAATCGGTATAATTATTTTTCAAGTACTAATTTTGAAGCTACACCTCAAAGATACAATGCACCTTCTCTTAATATGAAGTCATATTTTTGGTCACTAACCGGTGTTGGTGCTTGCGGTAATTGGACTAATGGAACTGCTAATTTAGATATATTACACTATAATCCTACTAACGGTGTTTGGGAAGACACAGGAAATGATATTTTAAATCAAACTTTAACTAATAAAATGACTAGTGGTTTTCCTCCTATACCCCCTACTAGTGTTGGTTCTGTAGCAGGTAACCTTGTAACGTATGTACCTTCGGGTGGTACTTCATCAGTACCTGATTTTTTAAATATTATATTTGAAACTCCTTGTGGTGCTTCACAAGGAACTAATAAGGGTCATATTACAGGTCCGATATTATCTGTTGAGTGCCCTGTTACTTTGCCTTCTTTTGGTATATCTAACCAAACGGCTTCACACGCAGCAGCTTGTGCTCAACCTGCAAACACCTTAACTAATGTAAGAAATATAGGAAGGGTTAGAGGTAATCCATCTGTTTTAGCTGTAGGTGACTTTGTTTTTACAGGTAGTAATGGAGCTTTAGGAATACCTGACGGGTATTACAAGACTACAGGTGCTTACTTAAGCGGAGTATCAACGTCATTTGGAAGTTTTAAAATTGAAAACGGAGTAGTAACAGAAATACAATCTTGTTAATAATATGCCAAATTACACAATAACATACAGCGAAAGCTCTAAAGGTTTTCCATCTTTTTATAGTTTTTACCCTGATTTTATGATAGGTATGAATAATTACTTGTATAGCTTTAAGGGTGGTCAATTATACAGACACAATACTAATTCAGTAAGAAATAATTTTTACGGAATCCAAAATCAGTCTACAATTTCAACTGTTATAAACCAACAAGCTTTAGATAATAAACTTTTCAAAACAATAGGTTTAGAGTCTTCACATGGTTGGAATGCTAACGTAACAACTGATATTTCACAACAACAAGCTACAGTATTAGCAGAGAATTTTGAAGAAAAAGAAGGTCAGTATTTTGCTTATCTGCGTAATGTTGGTGTAGATGCTTCAGGACCTACCCTTACTGAGTCTGATTATAAATCAAGAAGCGTTAGAGGTGTAGGTGAATGCACGAGTGTTTCAGGTCCCGCTAACGCTACATCAATAGTTTTTAATATCAATATAGATATTAGTAGCTCTGTAAATATAAATGACTACATATACTTTGCTTCATCAGGTGATACATCCGCTACATATGGAGGTAGGATAACATCTATTACAACAAACCAATCAGCAGGAACAACAACTATAATTATAGATACTACTGTTGGCTCAGGTACTGCACCGGTTGCAACCGACTATATACTTGCAGCAAAAAATTCATCAGCAGAATCATCAGGTGTTACAGGTCATTACGCTGAGATATACTTATCATTACCTACGTCAGTGACTACTGCAAGTGAGTTATTTTCTATAGAGTCTGACGTAATTAAAAGTTATCCTTAAATTTAGTATCTTTGCTGATAAATGAAATTCAATATAATACCATTAAAATACGAGGACTACGACAACATACTTGTCGGGTGGTGGAAAGATTGGGGATGGGAAGCACCAATGCGTGAGTTCTTACCTCAAGATGGTGAAGGTGGTATTATAGTTTATGATGGTGACACACCTGTTTGTGCAGGTTTTTTATATAACACAAACTCTAAAGTAGCGTGGGTAGATTGGATTATCTCTAATAAACAATATAGAGTAAAACCAAACAGAAAAGAAGCTATAGAGTTACTCATAGATAGCTTGACAAACATGGCTAAAGGTATGGGTAAAAGTTTTACTTATGCTTTGATAAAGCATAATGGTCTGATACAAACATATGAGTCTTTGGGTTATACTCAGGGTGATTCATATAATAAAGAAATGATAAAGGCGTTATAATATGGCAGCATTTACGACAATAGCAGCAGCAGTATCAGCAACTGCAGCGGTGGCATCAACAACAGCTAGTTTTGTTCAAGCTAGTAAACAAAAAAAATTACAAGAGAAAGCTCAAAAAGAAGCTGACAAAGCGTTTGCAGAAGCAGAAAAAGAACTTGAGGTAAACTACATGAAAGAGCTTAGTATAGCTAAGCAACCTTACGAGATACAAAGAGAAAGACTTGCTTCCTTAGCCGCTCAAGGTATGGATATTGGTGCTGAATCTGATAGATTAGCATCCGCTACAGCAGGTAGAGTTCTTGCACAGGCTCAAAAAACTGAACAAGATATTACATCTAGTCAGGTAGCTGACCTTCAGGATTTAAATAAAGAGATTGCAAAAACAGAACAAGACTTAGCAATAAAAAGAGCTAACCTTAATTTAGGTGTAGTTCAGGGTGCAGGTCGTGCTGCAGCACAAGCAGCACAATTACGTCAACAAGCAAATCAACAAGGTATTGAGGGTATTCAAAATAGCTTAACAGCATTAACGTCTGAAGATTTAATTCCTTTATATCAAGGAGGAGGTAATGATGTGTCTTCTGTAACAGATACAAGTTTAACTACGACAGGTTTGAACAACCCGTCAGGAGATAATCAAATAACTTTAGCTCCATCTTCTAACGATATATTTTTTCAACAACAACAATCGATAACACCACCACCAACACTAAGTTAATATGAGTAAAGGTAGATATTATGGGTTTCAAGCTCAGGAAGATGCTCAAGTAATAAATTGGGCGAGTGTTGCTAAAGGTTTAGGTGACACTCTTACTGAAGAAGCAAAAAGAAGAGAAGAAAAAAAGAAGTCTATTGACGATGCTTCTGAAGCTTTAGGAGACTTTATTGCTAACTCACCTTTAGGCGGTCATGAAGGAGCTGTTGCTTCCACTGCAGACCTAGCCAATCAAGCTCAAGAGATGAGGCTTATGCAAGACCGTATGCTGAAAAGTGGTGAGCTTAATATCAAAGATTATAATACCATGCGTGGTAATCTTGAAAAAGATGTTAAGACTCTTTATCAAAGTGCAAAAGAGTTTCAAGATTTATATACTGAAGACATTAAAAGAAGTGGACCGGGTGGTTCTGCTGCTCTTCAAGAGACATGGATGAACTCTAAGTTAGAAGGGTTTTTAAATCCTAGTAAAACTAAATATAGATTTAACCCACGTACAGGAGAGTTAATGATAGGTACTTTAGATGACAACGGAAACTTAGACCAATCTACTCTAAGACCTGTAAGTGCTATTCAGAACGATGTACGAACTCGTGTTGATGCTCTTGATGTTCCTCAGGCTGTATCTAATATCACTAAACAACTTCCGGGTAAATTCAGAATTGCTATAAACAATGAGAATATTAAAGATATTGAAGGCTTTGTTGACAATAAAGACTTTCAATCTGCAATTGATAATATTGCTTCAAGCTTACTAGTAGACCCTAGCAGTGAGGCTAGTGTTTTAACAAACTACTTAGGAGAGTATAGCATAGAAGACTTTACAACTAATCCTGATGAGAAAGGTGATGATAAGATACTAATGATACCAAACCCTAATAATCCGGGTAGTGGTGCAATGATTCCTGACCTTACAGTTAATCAAAAGAAAAAAGCTAAAGAAGCCATCAAAGAGGCATTCTTGCTAAGCATAGGTTATAGAGAAACGGCTCAAACTAAAACAAAAGATTCAGGTGACGACACGAAAACAACAAGTACTTTAATACCTGACACTATGGATTATATAGCTTCAGGATTTAAAGACTTACCTACAGATGAAACAGAAGCTGTAACGGTACTTACAGATAAGTTTAGTGGGTTAGGGTTTGAATTTAGTGAGGCAGATATGATGGACGGTACAACTGTTAAAGTTAAAATAGGTGATTCAAGCAAAAAATTTGACTTAAATGAAACTAATGCTATGGCTCAATTACAAGGATATTTAGAAAGTAAAGTTTCTGATAAAGATGTTTTGCAAAAAGCCGCTGTAATGTATAAGGCTAATAAAATACCTAAGAGCAATAGTCAAGAGACTACTACTACTACTCCTAAAGTTGACGCATTCGGAAACCCTCTATAGAATAAAAAATGGACAAATTAAAAGCTCTCTACAACAGCTATATTGAACAAGGAATATTAAGCAGTCAAACTACCTTTGAGCAATTTTCTTTAGCAGATTCTAGTACTCAAGAAAACTTATACCAACAAGGTATTGACAATAAAGTATTAAGCTCTCAAACAGATATTAATACTTTTCAATCTGCTTGGGATGAAGTAAAAAAAAAAGACGAGTCCGTTTCTATTTCTCAAGAGGATGTTACGGAATCTGTTACACCGACAGAGCAGGAAGAAGTTATCTCATCGGATGTTTCCGAGACAATAGTTCCTAAGCCAAGAATAGGTGTTAGAAAAAACGAAGACGGAACTGAGTCAACTCACTTAATGAAAAGGGAGTTTATCCCTGAAGAGGGATGGGTTGCTTTTCCATCTTTATTTCAAGAAGAAGATGGGACATGGGTTGATATGTCTGACAAACCTGATGATGAATGGGAGTCTATTTATGAAGAGGCTAAATCAAGAGGTGAGGTTTATAATTTCGGTACAGACAAACAGGCTGCTATTGATTTTGCTGACAAAGGTTCTTGGAAATCAAAAACTTTATCAAATAAAGAAGAACTTGACTTTCAAAATTGGATGGCTACAGACCCAAATGTTGTAGCTTGGAGAGAAGAGTTTAAGCAAACCTACGGTGAAGAGCCTCAGATTGACAATTCAAACTACGACTATCGTGGAGCTTGGAAAGCAGGTATTAAGCCTCAGCCTAGTAAGGTTGATGGTATGTATCATTGGGGTAGCAAAGGTATTGATGGTGTTGATTTAAAATCAGAAGACCATCCAACACGATGGAAGTCTGACTACATGGATGCTACCGGAATAAATCCTGATGAAAGTGGTATAACAAAAGAAAAAGCTTTAGAGGTTATATCTAAGTCCGTTCAAACGGACGAACCTGTTGAAAGAGAATTAACGCCAACAGAGTTAGACGAGCGATTATATCAAAGCATTTATGGTAAAGCAATAGAAGCCGGTGATGTATCTGTTCCTTCTTTAGAGGATTGGAAAAAAACTCCTCAGCTTTATTCTGCAGTAGCAGATAAAGTGGATTTATTAACAATACCAAGAACTTTAGAGAAATCTTATGATGATTCTTTTACAGGTCTTGTTGGAAGAATGATAGCTAGTAGTGGTGCTACTCCCGGTCCTGTTTCAGGTCCTGTGTATACGGGTAAAGATAAACCCATAATTCCTACAGCAGACAAGTATACTACAGAGCCAATGTTTAATATAACAGATTATGAGGACAAAGATACTAATGAATTTGTTGCAGGTGTTTTAAGCACAGTCTTAGACTTTTTTGTTATGCCTGAGCTTGGAGTTACAGGTGCTATAATTAAAGGTGCATCAAAGGTTTTACCAAAACTACCAATCCTAGGAGCAGGTAAATACACCGTTGATGCTTTAGTTAAGGCAGGGATGAAACCTGAAGTTGCAGCAAGAATAGTTCAAGAACAGCTACCTAAAGTTGCTAATCAATTAGATAAAGCAGGTTCTAAGTTCGGTTTTTTTGAAACTGCAAAAAATTTTCAAACCCAAGTACAAGAATTAGGAGGTATAGAAAATGTAGACTTTACTCAATCTCCTGAAGCGTTTTCACAAGGTTATAAACTTGGTGCAGGTTTAGGTTTAATAGGTCAAGTTGCTAGGCAAATACCTAAACTAAGTACAGCGTTAAAAACAGATGGAATTAAGAGTGTTTCACAAAAAGGTGTTACAGGTGTTTTAGGTGAAAGAGGTTTAAATAATTCTAGGATATTAGGTGCAGTAGGTGAGTCACTTGGTTTTACGGGTGAAGTAGGTACATTTGGTTATATTAACGCAACTACTCCAACTCTTAAAAACCCTAAAGGTGAGCTTACAGCAGAGTCTTTCAAAGATGGTATGACTGATGCTTTGAAATATGTTATAGCTTTTAGAACCGTTGGTTTAGCGTCTAAGATAGCTCAAGGTAAGTCCGTTTTTGATAAGCAATTCACAGAGTTTAATGAAGCTGAAAAAGAGCAAGCTTGGTCTTTAATCACTGATATAAATAGTAAGATTGAAAGCGGTGAGCTTAACCCTAAACAGGCACGAAAATATTTAGATGGTGTTATAGATAGAGCAAATACACCTATAACTTTAGTTGAAAAAGTTATGCAAGAAATTTCAGGTCTAAAAAGTAATTTACCTAGACAAGAAATTTTCAATAAAGTTTTTGATATAAAAGCTGAGGCTCAGCCTAATGGTACATATAAAATTAATACGTTTTCAAAAGACGGATTGTTACTAACAAGCTCAACTGTTGAGGGTCCAATAGAGGTTAGCAAATATATAAGTAAATTTAGCAAAGAAAGAGATAATCAAATACAAAAAACTAATAATGGTGAAGGTAACTACCCTGTTGATAACACCGTAAATTTTACTATTAATAACGACCCAACTCCTAAACAACCAACGACTGACTTAGCTTCTATTGATGAGCAAATAACAACAGGTGATGTAGAAGAGTTATCACCTGAAGTAAAAACAGAAGTAGATGCAATTAAAGCAGATGAGAATATAGATTTATCAGAGCTTGATGCAGTAACTACAACTGAAGAAGCTCCTGAATCAGCTCAATCTAATATAGAAAAAATTGAAGAGTTTTATAATGGTAGGATTGAAGAACTACAGGAAGAAATTACTGTAGAGCAAAGTAATACCAAAGAAGGTATAGCTAAAATAAAAGCTAAAATTGCTGATGTAAGAAAGGATAAGAGTCTATCAAAAGATGATAAGCTTGAGTCTATAGAAGAGTTAAAGGCTGAGCTTGAAGATTTTAAGCAAGAACAAAAAGATATTATTAGCACATACAAGGATGATATAAGGGTCGCTAAATCTGAGATGAATTCAGATATTAAACTAGCTAAAAAATCAGTTCCTGAGTTTAGAAGAAAACCTCTTACTACTCTTACTGAATCTCAAAATACAGAAACAGATGCTAAGGAAGCTCAGATATTAGAAACATTAAATGAAAGAGCTGACAACTTTATAAATGTAAGTGAGGTTAAAGAGACTGAAGCTACACCTTCTGAAATAAATGTTGAGGCTTTGAATGAAAGAACCGGTGGTAACTTCAAGGAGATAGATATAAAAACACTTGACGGTGTTCCGGTGATGTGGAACATATCAGACCAATTAACAACGGGTAACTACAACCCAAATGTTACTGATGTAAACCAAAACTACTCGGTAACAAATCCACTTACAGGAAATGAAATAACAAATCTAAAAGGTGGTTTAGGATTTAGCTCTGTTAAAGGTCACGAGAATATAGCTTGGGCTAGTGTCACTCAAGATAAAGTTAACAACCAAATAAACTCAGCTAAAAAGATATACGAAAACAATAAACCTAAATTCGATAAGCTTTGGGCTGAAGGTGTTTTACCTGACGGTCATATTCCTATGGTTATTGTTAAGATGGGTAATGACAGTATGAAGAGTAATGAAGCCTTAATAAGAGTTATTAAAGATAACTTGGCATCATTCCCTGCTAAAAATAAAATAGCCGCTCTAAAAGCTTTAAATGAAGAGCTATCAAATGTTAAGGATAAGTATAAAAAAGTAGTTGATACAGGTCTTACGATGCGTGGTAAAAAAGCATCAAGTGAAACAATTAAAAACTACTCTAATTTTATTGCAGAAATACAGGATGTTCAAGATATGATTAAGCAATCAAAGGCTAAATCTATTGAGGATATATTATCTACTGAAAACTTACAGTCACTAAAAGGTATAACATCGGTAGCTCAGATAACAAACCTTATAACAACAGGTAATTTTAATGTATTAAAGAAGCAGCCGGGTAAAGGTAAAAAGCCCGTATTAAAAGCATTGTATGGTGATAACCCTTCTCAGCAAGACATAAATAAATTTAACATTAAAAAGATTGCAGATGTAATAACAGAGCCTGAGCTCGCAAACGTACCTCAAAGAAGTGCGTTTATGGTTACATCTATCGATGTTAAGAATCCTCAGACAATTAGAACAAGTCATCCTAATTATCCTGTGGGACCAAAAGGTAAAGTGCTTGGTATATTAAAACAACCTATATCAATAGTTGACTTAGTTCCTTCAGCATACAATAATGTGGCTTTAGGTATTGCACAGGAGATTACCGGTGAAAGAGGGTCAAGAAGTGATGCTCAAAGATTAGTTCAAACTATACCTGTTCAAGCAGGATTAGTTAATAAAGAATTTCTTGGCACACCTATAGGTATAAACCCGGACAGTAGATTTATAGACTTCTTACAACGCTCATTCCCTGAAACCAACATGGTTGTTGATGCAGAGACTTTTAATAGTGTTATGGAGCGTGACGGTGTGAAGAAATATTTAAAAGACGGTGATGTTATATATGGTGTTACTGCTAACGGAGAGATATTTATAAACCCTGAGGTTCATAATACAAGTTCAGCTTTATACAACACATCGATTCACGAGATGGGTCACGTGTGGACTAAGTACATAAAGCAAAGTACGAAAGGTAAAAAGCTTTATAACAGAGGTGCTGAATTAGTTAAAGAAACTGACACATATAAAGAGCAGTTAGAGATATTTAATGGTGATGAGGTAAAGGCTGTTGAAGAAGCTATGGTTATTCTCATAGGTAATAAAGGTGAGTCAATAACAAACCAAGCAATAAAATCTAAATGGATTGATTGGTTGATGGGATTATGGGATTACATTAAGTCACAGTTCAAACAATTCAAAGATTTAACAAATAAGGAAATTCAAGACTTAACCCTTGACCAATTCTTAGGCACAGCACTCAGAGATATACTTGGTGGTAAACCAATAAAGCTTACGCCTAAAGAACGTGCAGCTATGAAGGCTGATGTTGCCTTCAAAAAAGTAAGTAAATCTGATAAGAAAGTTGTAGAAAAAGTTGTTACAAACTTAAGAAACGCAGGATACTCAGAGGTTGGTATAAGAGAAATACTAAAAGAGAAAGGTGTTAACAGCAAACTTATAAATGAAATAATTACTGAGGCTCCTAAAGTTGAAAAGGTTAAAAAAGAATTTGACGCTGATGTATTTATAAAGGAGGCTAGAGACGCAAACTTTACTGATGAAAGGATAGCTGATTACCTTACTCAAAAGAAAGGTATGAAAGCAAAAGATGTTAAAGAAATGCTTTCCGTTGGTCTTGGTGATTTACCTAAGTCTTTTGCAAACATAAAAGGTGGCTCTAAAGCAGGATTGAAATTATTCAAAAGAGTTAATAAGTTTAGAGATGGATTAGTATCTAAGAACAAGTCTACTAAAAAAGACAAGCTATCTGAGGCTCAGATAACAGATAAGACAATTGAGTTTTTAGAGAAACAGCCTGAGTATAAAGCTGAGGCTGAAACATATACTCTTAAGGGTGAGACAAAACGCAGAATAGGATTATCAACTATTCAAGCTGAGATGATTACTGAGTTTCAAAAGATGAATCCTCTTAGACAAACTCAAGCTATGCGTACTAAAGTTGAAACAGCTAAAAGAGATATAAGAGAAAGAGCTAGAGGTGCACGTAACTTAAAAGAAACTCAAAACATATTAAAATCATTCATAAGAAAAACAATACCTTCAACTCAGTATACTAAGTCTGAGGTTATTGACCTTATTAATAAAGTAACAAGAGCTGATAGAGCTTCAATAAATAATTTAATAAATGAAGTATTTGAGTTCGCTACATCCAAGAATGTAAGTATTTTAGACGGCAAGATAACAGATATATTGAATCTTAAAACCCAAGAGGTTTATTCAGGTAGAATTAAGGGTGTAAAGGTAGATAGTGAGACGGCTAAATTAATTGAGTTTATAATAAAGAACAGGCTAACTGAAGATGCTACGGCTGAACAAATTGAGTCATCTGAGCAGGTTCAAAGAAAAGAAATAGAAAAACTTTCTGAAAATCCTGAGGAAAATATATCAGAGATTATGGCTAAAACATCTTTGATTAATATTAACAACTCTTTGTTGATGGAAAACATTGACCCATCAAAGGTAGATGCTTTAGATATTGCACTTGAAAACTTACAGGCTTTAGTTGAAAAAGGTAAGAGTGAATTAGCTAGAATTATAGAAGCTGAAAAAGCTGAGTACGATAGACAATTTGAATTAGCTTACTCAGAGATAACAGGTGAGAAGATAGATATGTCTAAGGATACTAAAGATGAGTTGCTTAGAAAGTCTAAAAGAAAATTAGCGTCTGAACAAAACAAAAAAGCTGTACAAGGTAAAGTAAAAGCTTTTGCATATAATATTTTAAAATTCGGAAGGGACTATACCTTTTACTCTGCTGAATCCCTACAAGGATTAATGGATGCGATATCTAAAATGCCGGGAGAGTTATTCGGGGGTAAATTGCAAGAGTTGGTTACAGATAAAGTTGATGCTTCAAGCAGAGTCTTTAAAGAAAGAAGGCTTATGTATAATGATGTGTTAACAAAAAAGTTTGAAGAGATTTATGGTAAGGGTTGGAAAAAAATTGTTCGCTCTAATGCAATGTTAAGTACACCAATAGAGTCTCTTGACATAACCTACAGTCAAAACCAACTATACTATTTATACAATCAATTTAAAGACCCTGCTAACAGACCTACTTTTAAAAGGATGTGGGGTGAAGACTTTATGGACGTTGCAAAAGAAATAGAATCTAAGCTAGACCCTAAAGTAAAAGAGTTTGCTGATTGGCAAGTTAATGAATACTTCCCAAGCCTATATGATTATTATAATGAGGTGTATAAAAAGATATACCGAACTGATATGCCTTGGAATCAGTTTTATGCAGGAAGAATATATAGAGAAGGTGTTACTCCTGAGGCTTTAGATTTATTAGGAGGAAAATCTGTTGTTCAAACAAGTGTAGGTGGTTCATCTACTAAAGCTAGAGTAAACAACACAAATGAAATTATGGCGATGGATGGTACTGATGCTTTGATGACGTACTTAAATGACATGGAGTTCTTTGCCGCTTACGCTGAAAATATTAGAGATATAAATAAAATATTTACAAACCCTATCATAAAAAATACTATAGAAGCAAACCACGGGGAACGACTTTATTTCTTTATAAAAGACAGAATAAAGCAGATAGCTAACCAAGGAACTAAAAGTGAAGAGGCGACAAAATTTATAAACATCATGAATAATGTGTTTATAACTACAAGAGTTGCGTTATCTCCTGTTATATTCTTAAAACAAATGACATCAACTCTTACATATGCTTCTGATATTGGTTTTAAAAACTATCTTGAGTATGCTGTAAAGAATAAAAAAGAAATGCGTAAAGTCTTTAATGAAATTAAAGATAACTCTGTATACATGAAAGATAGAGGAGCTGAAAATATTGTGAAGGTAATAGAGAGTTATAGTGACTCAGCTATGAAGCAGTTTGTTCCTACTGAAACTAAAGATTACTTTATAAACGCTATGATGTGGTTTGTGAGAACAGGTGATAAAGGTGCGATATACCTTGGAGGTATGCCTTTATACTCTTACCATAAAGCACAGTTTAAAAAGAATAACCCTAAAGCTACGGAGCAAGAAGCTATTGATTATGCTATAATTAAGTTTGAGAAAGCTACTAAAACAACTCAGCAGTCTGCCGATATTCAAGATAAAGATTACTTTCAGACGTCTAATGCTTTAGCTAGAAGTTTGAATGCTTTTAAAACATCTCCAAAGTCATACCTTAGACGAGAGATAATGTCTATTAGAAACCTGTATAGAAAGTTTAAAGCTAGAGATAAGAACGCAGGTAAAGGAAGCATTAATGATAATTTAAGAGAATTTTTTATGTTTCACATGGTAATGCCTGCTTTCTTCCAATGGGTATCTTCAGGCTTTCCGGGACTTTTAACAGACTTTGATGAGGAGGATGAAGTAGATATGTTAAGAGCTGTGTTAATAGGTAACCTTAACGCATTGTTTATCCTTGGAGAAGCTATAGATGGTATAGCTGATTATGCTACGGATAAACCTTGGGCTGCAGATGTAGGTAAGCAGGTTGGTATATTAGAATTGTCTACTTCTATAATAAAGAAGGCTCAAAAAGCAAAACAAGTAAAAGACCTTGAGAAAAAAGCTGCTTATCGAAAAGAACTTTATGCTGAGCTCCTTACATTATTAAGAATACCTGCACCTCAGTTGTTAAGAATGAGTGAGAACGCTGTAAAAATTAGTGAGGAAGAGATGGATACGGGTGAGTTGATACTCAGACTTTTTAACTACTCTGACCACGCTATAGGTAAAAAGAAACCGACTAAAAAGCAAAGGTCTATGACTAAGTCTCAGATGAAAGAAGATTTACCTGAGCTGTATGATGTACTATATAATTCTGAGGAATCAAAAGAACTAAAAGCTATTGAAAAAGAATTAGAAGACTTAATGGATATGGAATAAAGAGTATCAGGGGAGCCGCAGACGACCAAATCTTTTTAACTCCCCCGTACAAGAACAACCTAGCCCATATTGCTTAAAGCTAGGATTTAGATATGTAGCACTCACGCAGCACACTCTCGTTATTTTATAATAGGCTCATAGGTTTTGTACGGAAGTCTTACCTGCAGTAGCTATGATTATAAGAGTTTAACTGCTCTCACTCACGCCTATTTTATTAGTCAAAAAAAGGAGTCCGTTTAAACGGACCCCTCATAGCAAACAAAAAAACATAACAATCTGAGAGATTGTGATTCAAATATACTAAAATATTTTATACAATCCATAGATTATAAAAAAGTTTATAACACACACAATAATAAATTCTTTTATATTAGGTTCGTCTTCAATATCGTACATACTTAAAAGCTTTTTGTTTTTCATAGTATATCATAAGCTCTTCATCATTAACTGAATGTAGCCGTGGCTTTCTACCACCCCACCTTACAGAGCCTTCCATCTCAGGAACTTTACCATATATTATTCCGTCTTCACAAGCCCATATCATCACCGGATTTAATCTTTTATCACACAGCTTCACAACTTTTCTTGCTGCCACAGGAAGAGGGTATGCTTCTTTTATTGGTCTTAATCTACCCTTTACTTCAACATACGCTATAAGCTCTCCTTTAGAATCAAATACACGATAATCAATATCATTTGGACCAAGTTTTTTAAAACTACCTCCAAACATATTCACAAACTTTTCTATAGCTTGAGTTTCTCTTTTTAAATCTTTTTGTGATTCAAACCTCATATTCGAGTATCGTGATGTTCAGCGTGACATCTCGCACATAGTACGACACACTTTTTTATTTCATTTATTATTCTCTTCATGGCGTAACCCCTTGATATAGCATTTGATATTTCAAAACTTTTATCTTTTACGTGATGAAACTGCAGAGCATGAGAGCTGAAGCCTTTATTATTTTTTTTTGAATAACCACACTGACTGCATTTAAGTGATTCTTTGTATTCCTGAAACCACTTACGCATTCTAAATTTGTAGTTATACTTTGTTTTATTGTAGCAAACCTTACACCTTTTTCTTTTATACCTTTTACCTTTTACAATTCCCGCAGTCCAATAATCTTTTAATGGCTTTGGTTTTTTGCACCCGGTACAAACCTGAGTTTCAGACTTCATCTTCTATTGTTTTAGACACATCTTCTAACTTAGATTTCAATGTTGATATATTCTTTCTTGTTGTAGAATATTCCTTGTCAACTAAAGATTCATATATGTCGTTTAGAGAGTCGTGTAAACCGTCCATCATTTTATTGATGTAATTCAATCTTTGAAAATCATTTGGTTTTTTACAGGACATTTTTATCGGTGAGTCTTATGAGCCTACTCCATTTAATAATCTATTTAATTTAATTTCAACTTCTTTTAACGTGTTAGGTCTTACCCTTTCGTCTATCATATTATGAAGAGTATTATTCTTTGAATGTTTATTTTTAAGCTCATACGAAAGACGTGCGTTGTGCGAATGTAATTCTTTTATACGAGATTTCAAAGCTTCATTCTCTTCTTTAAGCTTTTCTAATGATTCCATATACTCTTTTGCCTCTCTACTTCCAAACTCAGCTAACACTTTATTATGTAAATTTATGAATGAAGGAAAGAATTGTTTGTAGTGTGAAAAGTTTCTGTAAGAGTGGATAATACTAGCGTGATGTCTATTGATTCTATTTCCTATATCCATGTATGGATAATTTAAATCTCTTAAAATCTTGCAGTATGATGCTCTAGCTAACACATACATCTCAGACTTTTTATTTCTTTTTATATCTAAATCAAATACACTATTTATAATCTTAATCAGTCTTTCTTGTTTTTCTTTTTTTGTTTCCATTACCTTTATTTAATTTGAATGTAGTTTTATTTATAACACCATCTAAAAAAATATCAACATCTACTACTTTAAATTCTAAGTATATTGCTTTCTCTTCTTCTTGCTTGAAATATTCTACCTCGTAATACATAGGCTCTTCTCCTTGTATTACTCCGTAAACCTTTTGAGTAAATCCATTTTTCTCAGGTAGGTCTTCTTCTTCTTCAAGTAGAGTTTTTAAAACAAGCTCTTGAACATCGTCATCATATTCAGAAATCTCTTCTAAAAATTCCATATCAAACTTCAGGGTTTCAATCTCCTTTGTAGACTTCTGTTTTGAATCCATAATTTTTTAGTTCTTTTAGTCTATACTCTTGTAGTTTAGATAGCTTACCATTAGGTTTTTTTATTTCACTAAATAAAATTTCAGCATCAGGCTTGAAGGCTACTAAGTCAGGTATACCATTCTTGTTTGTCTTAACAAGTTTGATGACATAGTAACCATCAGCCTCTAACTGCTTTATTCTTTTGGCTTGTATCTGTTGTTCGGTCATTCTATAAAGATAGTAAATCTCTTTTGAAATGTCTCAAGGTATAATCTTTCTTCTTTGTAACAGCTTTGTATATGTCTTTTTCAATACCTCCCTTAGAAAATATCCAATAAACTTTATTCTTAAGCCTTGACTTAGTGGTCATCCTATCCTTTGATTGCCAATAACTTGTAGCACTAAAATCTATATTATAATATACTAAGCAGTCAGCTTGTTTAAGAGATATACCTTCACGCCCTGACACAATCTGAAGGGCTATGTTTTTATTAGTACGTTCAAACGGACTAAGTTCTGTAACTAAATCATCACCAAAAACTTTTTTCAAAGCGTTAAGCTCTTCTTTGAACTTATAAAATATTCCAATTTTCTTGCCATAAAAATGTTCTTTTATAAATTTAGCTTTTGAATAATCAAGTACCATAGAGTTACCACTCTCAAACTTTACTGTTCCGGAGTATATCTGATGTAACTTCATCATTAGCTTTACGGGAGTATCAGCAAGTATAACCTCTGTATTACCTTGAACCACTAAATCTTTTTTAAGAGTCTTAGCTATATCTAAAGTGTTTGGTTCTAACTCAACCTCTAAAACATTCTCTGTAGTCTCAGTAACAAACCCTGCTTCCTTTTGAGTAAGACTAATAGTATATGGTTTCATAGCATCTAATATAGATTGATTACCATTACTATAATCTTTTATCATAAGACCATTTATCTTACGCTCTTTTACTTTTACATACTTGTCACAGAATCTATAAAAGTTTTTAAACTGAGCAAATGGATTAGTTGGTATAGAAAACACTTGGTGATACATCTGACTATAAGACTCAGGTGTAGGTGTACCCGATAATAATATAACCTTTGGTTTACACTTTCTAACTAAGTCCCTTACATCTTTCGCTCTCTTGCTCGGCTTAGGGAAAGCACCCATTCCGTGAGCCTCATCACATATGATTAAGTCCCACTTTAATTTAGGTGCTTTATGTATTGACTCGTAGTTGATTGTAAACAAAGAGAATCTTACCGGACAAAGCAAGTCATAGTCATCACTAATAGATTGTATGGCTTTCTTTTTAGTTAGGAATAGAACATTCTCTACTCCTAACTTTTCTGCTATACCTAAGCTAGTAAGAGTCTTACCTGTCCTTACTTCCATAGCAAGGTAAACAAACTTACTCTTGTTAAGTATAGTTGTGGCTCTGTCAATTATATCCGATTGATAACCTCGCCACTCTATTGTACTTACCATTCGTCTATTGCAAATATTGGAGTCTTCTCTCCAACATAACATTCTAATACATTGAACTGAAAGTATTCGCAAGCATCATCGTATGCCATACCATCATTTACAAGGATGCTTACACACTTACTTGTTGAGTATATAAGTCTCCTTGTTTTGTAGTCAAATCCAATACAAGCATCGTCAAAACCGTCTGCTTTTAAGAATTGCTCATCAGAGTAATGGTCTACCAAAAACTCTAATAAATTTTTATAATCTCTCATTGTTACCTTGTTTTTATTGTTATGTATTTTCCGTTTAAGTCTCTACCAACATCAGGCTGAATCCCGGTCTTATATAAAGCATATGAGTTCAACCATTTGTAGAATCTTGTTCTTGATATAGTCATCTTAGCTTTTGGTCCATAGTCCGGATATTCTTCAATGAAGTCATAGTAAAGCTGTTGACTATTTAATCTTGTGTTCGTGATTAGTTTTTCATTTAATGATGAGCCTTCTATCAATCCACACCATTCTATGAAGTCATGACAAGTCTCTGCTGATAGTTGTCTAATCTTTAAGTTAACAAATTGACTTTGCTTAAGTCCTTCTGATAAATAATTTTGAAGACACCCAATCATATAGTTGTCAAAGCTACACCAATCTCTATCACTCCAATCACCAAACATTAATTTACCAAACTCATCCAATGGAGTAAAGTTTTTGTTGTAATGCTGATGCAGTTCTAACTCCCACTTTCTACGTGCAAATGAATTACCTGCACCCTTTATGGCATAGTTAGTTGTTATTGCAATCTTAGGTGACTTAGAGAATGGTATCTTGATAGCATCCTTGTTCTTCTTCTCAAGAGTAAGACCCTCTGTTACAACGCTAAACAATCTTTCAAAATCAAAATTCTTTTTAACATCATCGAACACAAGTATCTGAGTATCTGCTGACACAAGTTGATATGCAAACGAACGCTCAAATGTAAAAGACTTTCCGTCAATTGTCACAACCTTCTTCATTTTAGATAGAGCATTCATAAACAAACCTTTACCTGTACCACCCTCAGGATTATCCGATATAACCTCATCATTAAGTATTATTGCCGGGCAGTATGATAAATTTTTGTGAGCATGAAGCATGAAACCAATTGTACTTTCCATTGACTTCACTCTATTTTCTTCACGACCACAAATGTTGTTTATGAATGTCTTGTAATCACAATCTACAACATCGCATATATCAAAGTTCCTATCTATCACGTGGTCTTTCCAAACGTATCCACCCAAGTCTAAGTAATCAATAGTTTTTATTGAGTCCTTTGTTATGTGTACTGCACAGTTTCTGTAGTATAGATAAGCACTATCCTTTGTATCCTCAATAAAGTATATATCTATTGTTGCTAAGAGAGTTAAAAATTCTTCTCTAAATAACCTTGTGTTATCTGCAAAGTAATTATAGATAGTAGAATCATCGAGTTCAATTAGATGACCTAATATAAAGTCCTTAATCTCCTTCTCTGATGTATGGTCTATAAGGTTATTAGTTACCTTTACAAACACGTAATTCTTACTACCCTCCGGACAGTATTTATAGAATCCGTTATCCTCTAAAAAATGCTTAAATAATATGTGAACGATTTTAATAGTACCTTTATCATTCTTAGTCCAAAATTGTTTAAGAGAGTTCTCCTCTGTAACCTTTCTTAAAACTGCTTCTATTGTATCGCCATCTAAATTGGACTCTGCTAATTGATGACGAATCTCTTTTTTTGTTACGCCTCTCCTTAACTTTGCTTTGATATTATTTACTCTCTCATCATCCTCGTAATACTTTGTTCCGAAGTTCTGAGTATTAGCATAAGCACTATCAATAGTTCTTGTTATCTCGCTGATAGGAAAGTCTCTTGTAGCGTATGAGTTAAGAACGTATGATGCTAAACTTTTATTAATACCGTAGTCGTTGAAAGCCATAGCTAATATAAAAGTATTTTGGTTTCTCTGACCTTCAGACATTGGGTACTTCTTGGTCCACCAAGTAACAAGAATATCTACAATCTTATTCTCATCTGTTATTGGTATGGTAGGTGCGTCCGTGTGAACGGACACTTCTCTATACTCAACATCCTCTATTGTGTCCCATATAGATGAGTTCTCATTGATATAAATTAAAGGGTCGTAAGATTCATAACACACTCTACTTATATTCTTACAAGTCTTATCAAAGTATTCTGAATTGAAATGATTATCGAGAGAGTTAAAATAGTTTACGTGGTTATCAATATCTTGTGGTATCTTAACCAACGCTTTTAAACCATTACCTGATGGACTAATAAAGACTGAGTATACAAACTTGTCCTTAGTTAATCTTTCCTTGTCTGATAATAATTCTTTTTTGTTTGGATAACCATCGAAGTCCAAGCATATAATTCCACTATGCTCATTGATAGAGTTATCGTTTCTCTTAGAGAATGTACCTGAGAAACATATAGCCGGTAACATTTTCTTAAGTTCATTACGAGAAGACTTATCCTTCTCAAGCCTTATGTTCTTTACGAGTTCTTTGGAAGACCCTTCCTTGATTCTCTCTAATACGACACCTATTTCTCTATGGAATGGAGTCGATGTTTCCTTGATATTCTTAAATATCGTGACGTTTTTTGTTGCCATTGTGTTGATTTAATGTTATTTAATTTTTCTTAACATCCTCATACTCAGTAGTATTGATGAAAATGTTAATTTTATTAATCAAATATAGAAAATAAAAAAAATATATACTAATAAATAATATATATATAGTATAGTGAGAAAATTTTTATCACTTTAACATTCAAAAAAAAGAGGAGCTTTTACGCTCCCCTTTGTAGTTTTAGAATGGTAAATCTTCTTCTACCGTTTCTGTAACCTTTTCTGTTGTGTTTGACTTTGGTTTAAAAGTATCAAGTTCAACATAAGGATTTCCACTTCTACCTACCAACACGTTTAGGTTTACCCATCCTTTTTCAGATGCGTGTTTTTTAAGGAATGGAATAGCATCCTCTACTTTAACTGATACTCTACCGACTACAAAGTCAGGTTGGTTTTCTCTCGTTGAGAACGAGAAACCGTCTGCAAAGATTTTCTCTTTTGCCATAATAAAAAATATTTATCCCTCTTTATAAAGGCTAATGTAGACTGAGGGAGCGTCTACAAAAGCCATCTGTGTGAGTCCGTTTAAACGGACTAATCAATGTACATATCAATATAGTAGTCATCAATAGTAAGTTCAGCATCTTCAGAAAAGAATTTATTATAAACCTCTATTGCTTTTTCTACCTTGCCTTCACCCCTTCTGATAAATTCCTCAGTCGGTCTAAAGACTCCAAGCATCTTTGTTGTCTTATCTATAGCGATAAATATTAAGGGCTTACCAAACAACTCTTGGTAAATATATGCTTGGCTATCGTAGTTATAAAGATAAGCTGACTTACTAAACTTCTTTATATCACCGGTAGTTTTTAAATCTATCAAGCAATCAGAAGCTACAATATCTGCTTTACCTTTCCACATCATACCCTTTATTTCTTTTACGCTTGGGACTTCATATTCGTTAGTCTCATCGTAAATCATATCAAACATATCCATGTTAGAATTTATAGCCTCAACCCAAGACTTTATCTCTACAACTTCTTTATCAAGTAGACAAAAGTCTAACTCGTTGTCAGCAACAAAGTCCTTGTACTTCTTTGTGTTTCTTGAGGCTACATCTAATGTTACAACATCCTTAGCTTTTTCAGGCTCAAGTATCAACTGATGAAACAATCTACCTTTAGCAAAGTTTTGATTGTCTTTACGTGTAACCCCAAACTCTTTTGGATTGTTTAATAATGCACTAATATCTGAATTAGAGAGATAGTTTTTACCTATCCCTCCGTAATATTCAGCATCGTCTTTAAGTTTGTCTATTATGTCTTTCATCTTACATTGCTTTTTCAATCTCTTTCTTAACAGTAGCCTTCATCTTGTATTTAGTTTCAAGATTCTTAACTATCTGATTGAGACCTAACTGCTTGTTAGCACCAATGTATTTCATAACCTTAGCCCAATTTTCATCGCCTATATCAAGGCTAATCTTCGTTGTGGCTTTTGTCTTAGGTGTAGGCTTCTTTGTAACCATCTGTGGTACATCCTCACCCGTCCATAGCGATAGACCTAATCCGTGCATTGCAATAGCTTTAGCAGTAGACCTTTGGATAGCAGTATTAACATCCATAGACGTAACCTTTTCTAATGGTATAGAATTGTTTCTGTAGTCCATTACCGGTAGGTAATCAATATGCTCAATATCATCTATGATAATACCAACCTTTACATATGCCGTACTACCATCTGAGAAGTAATTCAATTCCGTTTGAACGGACTCGTATACAACTCTTTGAGCTTTTGGATGGATTGTCTTAAGCATATGCCAAGCATTAGCCCAAGATAAATAATCGAAGTTTCCTTTGCGTTCAACTTTCTCTTTCACAGAGATGGACGCTAACGTAGTGTAATTGTTTTTACTCATTGTGTAATAAATTTAATTTAGATGTAATTTTAGTGTAACGATTCATTATGTTTAATCTCCTTGATTGTAAGGAGTCTAATTGTTTTTTGTTTTGCTTATCATTAATAACATCTTTTATAGATGCCTCAATGTTAATAAGTTTTCTACTATAGTTAGACAAAGATACTCTATAAACCCCAAACCTCCAACTTTTTTCTAAGAAATAATCGTACTCATCTACATCTATTTCCTGATAAAAATCTCCACCCTTTTGAGTGTTGAATATCTCCACGACTCCGGTCTCTCTATCTCTTACTATCTTTACTCCAAAGACTAAACGTGCTTCAACATATTTGGTATCCAATGTTGCACAGAACGTATCCTCTTTAGCTTCATTAAACACATCGTTTAAAGTACGCATAGGTTTAGGTTTTTAATTATTTTAGTATAGTCTTTATCTGATTGCACTTTATCTTCAACACATTTTATTCCATGAATGATTGATGAATGAGATATATCGTATCCATTTTCTTTCATAAATGTTGATATGTATTTTAATCTCATTGGTCTTGTAGCACATAAGTAGTATAGCAGATGTCTTGCATCTACAATTTCTCTTTTCTTAGATTTCTTGAACATATCTTCTCTGTCCATTCTAAACAACTCAGCGATTTCAACACTGTACTTTTCAAAAACTTCTCTTTTCATTTTTCTTAAATTAAATTTTTAATATGATTAAATAGTTTATCTTCTACTTCCCGGATGTCTTGGCTTTTATTTCCATCCCAATAAAAATCTCGCTCGTTTATAAACTCTATACAAAAGCCACCTAAGTATCTGCATACGGAACGAGTACCCTCTTGTAAATTTTTATCCGGATACCTGTCTCTTAAATGTCCGGCAGTCATAATTCTACCGGTGTTTATAAATGTTTTCTTATCGAGGTTTTCTAAATTATCTAATATCTTTTGACAATCTTGTATGTAATGTCTGTCAGAATGTTTTGCAACTTTCTCAGCATTAATATCTTTAATCATCAAGTCTGTTATCTTCTTCATCTTCTAAAGGTATTGTAGTGTTAGGATTGTGTGGATTATACTTTACCATTTGGTAAGCAACGTATAGTGCTATGATACACAAAGGTAAAAGCACTGCTATTATAGTTATATTCATTAGTCTATCTCGTTTTGATTCATTAATAATATGTCTCCAACTAAATGTCTCTGTGATAATTGGGACGCTCTCGGATTGTAAGGTAACTTTAAGTTTAAACCATCTTCGTTTACCACGAGCATCTTGCCTTTTGGTAGGCGAACAAGTTCGATGTAGCCACCAACTGCTTTTTGCATTCCTGATAATGTGATGTCTGTGTACTCTGATTCAGAGCCGTCTGATTTTAGTAGTGTTGCCATTGTGTTTTATTTTAGTTAATTAATAGTACAAATATAGTTTATTTTTAGTTTACAACCAAATTATTAGGCATAAAAAAAAGGCAGTCCGTTTGAACGGACTACCTTATTATAAGAGTAGGTGCAAATGTGCGTTAAGTAATTAAATCATTTTAAAAACTTACTTAACCCCAATCCTACAATGTCTTTGATTACTTTTTAGGGCTATGATTGGGCTAAATTTTAAACCCCGACTCCCACCTAAATTAACCGGTAGCAAGTAACCCCTCAATCCCCAAGACATCGGAGATTTCAAATAGGGAGTCTAAAAGATGTTGAATCTTTTCACTTCGTTTTTAGTGTACCAATCCCCACAACCACTGCAATGGTATTGGTCTATTGTTTCATCGTGTTGCAACTCTTGAAAGCAAAACCCACACTCGTGTGTTTCTTTTTGCTCGTCTGCAACTTCATCGTCACGGAAAGTATCTAAAGGTACATCCCACATATTATACTGAGTACACGTTGGCTCTATCTTCGTGTAAGTATTCGATGATGGTAAGCCATACTTAAGACGATAGTTTTGTTCATAACTCTCGTGCATCTCAGTATGTTCCGTAACTTCTTGAGGATTGAAATACAACCAACAAGTAAGTTCTTTACCACTCTTTAGTTTTATAGGTATCTCTTTTCTTCTATACCATTTCGGATGACCTTCAAGTCGGTCAATGGACTTGAATGAAGCATTACTTACCTTGAACACATCAACCTCAACATTGTGACCTACACCTTTCTTATCCACCATGTAAGGTAGACCTTTGATAACTAAAGGGTACTTGTCCTTAGTAACTCCACTACCTACATACTTTGCATTACGTAGGTAGGTGTTATAGTTAGAGTATCCTTTCTTTAGTGTACCATACACTGCTACAAGATTCTCTTGAAGCACATTGGCTTTAGAATACCAAATGCCGTCCTTGTATGTGTAAAGATGCTTGTTGAATATTTGGAACGAACGATTCCGAGTATTAACTGCAACAAACCGGCACTCATACTTAGACAACTCTTTCTTCCAAGTTTGTCGTGGCATCTGACCTAAAGCAATAGCCAATACTTTTGAGTCACACATCTGAGCATTACCCATACCACGTATTGTACCATTCATCATTAGCCACTCATCTTTGTTTTTACCACACTGAAATGGGTGTGTATTGTCCTTGTTGATAGCACCTACAGTAGCATATCTAAAGTGAGCAATGAATGGTCGCTCCGTTAACAAGACATTGTAGTCTTTTGATTTGTGGTAGGTTACTTCGAATGTATCCAACCACACGATACCCAATCCGTGAGGATTGATTCTTGCTGATGTCTTTGCAATCTCTCTTGACATCATCTTTTGCTTTTGCTTAATAATAATTACGCACATAAGTTTTTTGTTTGCGAGGAGTCCGTCTGAACGGACTGACCTCTGATTAATTGTATTTGATTTGCACAAATATACGACAAAATTTAGACACTACCAAATTTTATTGTACTTTTTTTTAGACGTGTCCTCCAAAGGTTTCTCCGTTGACATCGTATCTTGTCTCTCTATCTGCTGAATCGCAATTCATGTGAGGAACATCGTCAACACCGGTTCCCCATTCAAGTTCAGCAGTGTTAAACTGATTGTCCAACTCTTGTTCCCACTTCTGAGTATTCTTCAATAACCACTCAGAAGTTTGGTCTAATGGTAAGTCTTTAGGCAACTCTATGGTAACCTTACCAACCTTATGGTATACTCTACGCTCTGTAATAGTTACGCTACGCATACCAAGATACTTAACCTCAGTATCTAACAAGGCTCTGTTCAACTCTGCCATATCTTTAACTTGCAGATGCTCCGGTCTATTCTTATTATACTCCTTGATTAAGAACGATTGGTGTTCTTTGCTTCTCATGTTTGAGGGCTGACTTTTTTCCCAACCCCACTCAATTGGCTTGTTTTCCATAACTATATATGTTTTCTGATTAACTTAATTTTTTCTGTGTCTGTTAGTTCGTTACTATCTAAAATATTTATCAAGTAACACTCAAATTCTTCGTTGCTCATAATAATTTAATTTAATTGGTTAAGACATTAGTCCGTTGTAACGGACTAATGTTTCGGACACTCAGTCCTCATCAGTTAACCTATCTCGTTTTGCTCTTTGACAAACTCTACAACTGCATTGTATGTATCTTCCAATGTCCATATGTTTTCGTACTGCTCTGTAAGGTGCGAGTACGTCTCATCAAATGGTGTATTAAGATATTCATCGCCTATCTTTTGGACTACCGGCATAAGCCAATCCCAAGAGGAATGAAACTTTGTATCAGAAGGAGAGCATACAATCATATCGAAGCCCATAATCTTTTTATCTATATTATAGTCTCCGTAATGATTTATTCGTAACCCCATAAATTCAGCAATCAATATGTTATTCATAATAATATTGTCTTGCTTACTTGTCTCTATTGCATCTTTACTTCTTAAGTTCATTGTTATATTCTTTTATAAATTTTATTACTGATTTATACGCAAATGATATATCTTGATTACATATACCCTCGTAAATGTTTTTAATTGTAGTGTTAGATATTTCTTCATTTTGTTCTGCTTCCCCCACTAAACACTTCTCTATTACCGGCATAAGCCAATCCCAAGACACATTATAAGATAGTTCGTGTGCTTCGTACCAAGTACCACTATTATATTCTTTGTGGTAATAGCTTATTATCCCACTTGGTTTGAATACCTCTGTTGGTAATTCCATAAATTCTGCTATAAGTTTATTTGTCTTTTCCATCGTTATATTGTTTTATAAATTCAGTTATTAAATAATGCGTTTGTTGTATATCAGGTACTGATAATCTTATTTCATCAAATTCATATTCTAATTCAGGATGTTCTAAAAACTTATCTTGTATCTTTTCTATAACAGGCATAAGTAAGTCCCAAGAGGATTCATAGTCTTTGTATACATTACGATACAATAACTCCTTTGGCTTGTCGCCCATAAACTCTGCTATGATTTTATTGTTTGCTTTCATTGTTTTGATTTATTGTTTTACATTCGTTACACTCGTCTACATCAGTTTCCTCATTGTAGGTGTACTCATTGCAGTGTTCCCCACAAGAGCCACACATATATTTATTTTCCTCGTCCAACTGACGCTCACGCTGAGCATTCGTGATTGCTATCCCTTGCATGAGTCCCTCTTGCATCGAGATAAATAATTCTTTCATTTGTCCCATAATTATTTGATTTTATTAACAACGCAGATTTTTTTTGCATGAACTGTTATTTTAATATCATCAACATCAGGAGAGCATTTACTCAACTCCCTTATCTCCTCGTACTCTTTAACCCAAAAGTTATCAAGTAACCATTCAGTAATTTCTTGTTTAATATCATCAGCCATTCCCTCTTTACATCTATTAACGAAAGATTTCGTTATTCTGTTCGGAGATACATAACCGATAGTAATATCAAACTTCTTGTTGATTTTGTACTTCTTGTTTGTCAGTCTGTACTGACCTCTTAAGTGTAGCATAGCTTTTTTGTTTTAATTGAACTAAATTTAGACAAAGATAATAATAATATTTTAATCTACCAAATCCTTATACTTCTTTAACTTCATGTGTAAGTGAACAACTACGTCTGCGATGTCAAGAACGATATGTCTGCCCTCTACCCTTACTTGATAGAAATGTGCATCATCTTGAACTTCTTCCAACTTCTTTATGTAAGTCTCTGTAGCGTTTACTAATTTCTTTAAGTACTCTTGTTGTATTGTTTCCATAACTATTTATTTTTGATTAAGACATCAGTCCGTCTGAACGGACTAATGTTTCGAGTAATAAACTCTCATCAGTTAATCTTGCGTTATCAACTCATACAATTCCATTGGTTTTATCTGAGTCCACTTGCCAAGTCCATTGAGCCTGTAGAAGTTTCCACAGGCATCAATCCTTACCAACTTGCCCTCGATTACTATTGCTTTTGCTTCCATAGTTTCTATTGGTTTAAGTGTAAATTAACTGCGTAAATACTGCTGAATATTAATACTATCCATACAAGACTTCCACTCACTGCGAAAGCATAAATTGTACCTATCGTACTTGATAATAGCAATACAAAGATTGCCCAATAATTAAACTTTTTCATAATAATTTGGTTTTAAGTTTCCGTTTCGACCTTTTGGTCTCATCAGCACAAGCACTCACTTGTGGACGGAGAGAGGGCATCCGTCCGTTTGAACGGACACCCATAAATCATCTCTCAGTGGCTCTGCGTAGGCTCGTAGTGTAGTGTGACGTAAGCCTATTGTATTGGTCAACCCATTGCACAACGTCAGCGTTAATCTTACCGGTCATCAGCATCTTTCTGAATGCTTTTGATAGAGTAACAATCTCATCAACCTTAGCTTGATTGTGGTCATACATATAGAGTAGTATAGAATTAATCTTCTTGATGAATCCGGCATACGTGCCGTTTGGCTTGTTGATAGCGTAATTCATCAACTCATACATAAGCCTATAGCGAAGATTAATGCTTCTAACTGACTCCACTCGGTTAGGTAGACGGAACTCAATTCTATCGTCCATAATCTTACACACGTGATACTTACTGCTTGACGTATGTCCAACCCAATCACTACAAGACTCACTTGTATTCATCATCAAGTTTCCATAGCAATATGAATTGCGTAATCTGAATCGCCATAGAGCGTAGATAATACCTGCGTATGGTCTTAGCTTATCAGCCAAGTCTTGTCCACTCATACCGACACAAGAAAGAGTAATGTGACCACCACATCTTTGGTTTGACGGAGAGTATCTATCTTCAATAATCTTACTCGCTTCAGAGAACATACCAAGCACCTTGTTACGCCAAACTGACTTGTCCACTAATGGTAGCAAGTTAGTCACTGCTTCAACTCCACACGATGAATCGTACTCGAAATGACTGAACAAAGGATATTCTTTGACTGCTCCACGATGAAAGGTATTCTTCTCAATCTCAAAGCCTATCGCAAACCTTGACTGAAACTCGCCCTCATCATTAGTAAAGGTAGTCAAGTCACGTGTATTTCTCGGTAAATGAGTCAAGTCACGCTCGAACTCAGTCTTGTTTAGCTTTCTGAATGGTAGACCGATTCTACTCGCTTCGTGGTAACGTAGCATTCGACCTCTGTTCGAATTGCCCTCAGCTACATAATTAATTCCTTGTATCATAACTATTTGGTTTTTATAGTCCGTTTAAACGGACATGGTTAATTAATTAGGCTAATTGTATTGTAATTTCTTCTGAATTTGGGTATATCATATCAATCTCATGATTACCATCAATAACCTTACAACCCTCAAGAGAATTGTCAATAATGAATTGCTCATATCCGTATTCAGCACATACTCTGAATGAACATAATTTGATTCCGTTTGAATTTTGAATTGTAATTTTCATAACTATTTGTTTTTTATTGGTTAAGACTCAAGTCCGTCCGTTTGAACGGACTCAAGTTTCGTCTATTGAAGACTCGTCAGTTAACCTATGAATTTAGTGATGTTCTCATCTCATTGAACGATGCAGTAACCATTGTAGGAATCTTGTCCTCATCGCCACTGATATGAATTTGTCCGTCAGCAGTCAAACGCATAGAAACACCTTTGCCGTCATCGAACATATCGCCTTTGATAGCGAATGTCATCAAAGTAGTAGATGTAGATTCAACCTCAGCATCATCGCCATCAGTCTCCACTGCCTTAGCATACTTGAGTAGATTCTTGATGCTTCTCGGAGCAGTCTTGTCATCTTGGCTTTCTAGCTTCGTACATTCTCGCTTGTACTTAGTGATAGTATCAGAAGACTCCTCACGTAGCTTACCAACCTTAACCATGTCGTAAAAGAATGATTTGTTGTAACCGAATATTTGCTTGTGAAATTCTTCGGTAGTCATCACTACACCGACATAGTCCATCTGTTGCTTACATTCGTCTGATTTGAAATACTCGAAAGTTTTGTAAATCTTGTGAGCCAACTTGATTTGCTTATCAAAAGTTTTCTTCTCTGAATCTTGCAATTCAGTTACTAACGTCAATGCACCATTGAACTCACTACAATTGTTTCCTAACAATTCTTCGAAAATTGGATTAATTTGTCTCATAATTACTTGATTTTTAGTTATTTAAGTTAAATTACCGGAGTACGTTTCTCGGACTCACATTACAAATATAGTTTAATTCTCGTACAATACAATAGCTAAACGCATTTATTTTCATTTTTTTTACATCTCTTGTCTAATCTCAGTATATACTTGAGGTGTGGACGGAACAAATCCCCAAGAAAAGTTTAACGTGTATTTTGTCGGGAATGGGTTGTGCATCCTTTCTTTGCATCCGTTAAGATATTTTGCTCTAATTTTCAGTATTAAGTCCGTTTCAACGGACAAAGCAGTTAATAATAGTGAATCCGAGCATTACAAACGTGAATCCGATACACTCCGACAAACGTACTGCAAGGCTTGTAGATGTACGGCAGTAAAACGGCAAAAAATCCGATTGCACCAAACAAAAACACACCCCCACCCCCAAGAAAAAAATCGGTTTCCTGAGGGCGACCGGCACGCTGACACGCACACATAACCTTTTAGTTCTATATATCTAATTTTTTTTATACCTTTACCCTGTGTATGAAATAGAAATACAAAATAGAATCAAGATAGGTTTTTGTTTAGGCTTTGCTTATTTTAGTTCTGATGAGCAGTATGATTACTCTGAGTTTATTTTATACTTAGGACTTATTAGTGTGCATTATAAAAATTACGTTGAAGATATTTAAGGTTCATTGTGTTTGATGAGAGGTGAATGGGTAGTGACGTTCACTTCAAAGAAGAGGGTTAATCCCTCTTTTTTTATTTACATCTTAATTATCGACATATACTATGATATTTTAATGTTATTTTTTTTTCTTTAACTATTTGATTATCAGTACTAATGTTAATAATGTTGATTTTATTTCTATTTTAGAGTAAATAAAAAAATATATAAAGGGATAATATATATATATATAGTAGAGGAGGAGAAAAAGTATCATTACTACATTTTGGAATAAAATAAAATATACTATCTTTGCGTAAATCAAATTTAATATACAATGAATCCAAAAGAATTACACTTTGCTGATGAGGGTAGAAAAAAACTTTTCAGCGGACTAGAAAAAATTACTAACGCAGTAAAGAGCACTCTCGGTCCTAGAGGTAACACAGTGCTAATTGAATCAGAAAATCATACTCATGGAATCACCGTTACTAAAGATGGTGTTACAGTTGCTAAGTCTATTAGCTTGCTTGACTCTGTGGAAAATCTTGCAGTACGTATTGTAAAAGAAGCTTCGGAAAAGACAGCGACTAATGCCGGTGATGGTACTACTACTGCAATTGTGTTATCGCAAGCTTTATCTCTTGCGGGTAATGAGATGATAAATTCAGGTATGAATAAGACATTAGTTCTTAGAGAGCTAGTTGAAGCGACAAAGGTTGTAGTGGAGAATCTTAAGAAGATGAGTAAGCCTGTTGATGATAATAAGCTTGAAGATGTTGCTACTATTTCTGCTAATAATGATTCGTATATAGGTAATATAATATCTAAAGTATATAATTCAGTAGGTACAGATGGGATAGTTACGGTTGAAAATTCTCAGTCTTCTGAAACATATTTTGAGGTTACTAACGGTATTAAGGTTGACCGTGGTTACTCTAGTAACTTGTTTATTAATAATCACAAAAAGGATGAGTGTATTTATGAGGATGTAAATATTCTTGTTAGTGATGCTGAGATAACAAATGTATTACAGATTGAAAATATTTTAAAACCAATTATCAATAAGGGTGAAAAGTTATTGATTATAGCTAACGCATCTTCTAATGTATTAAACACTCTTGCTGCTAATGTTATGAAGAACGGTTTGAAAATATGTGTTATATCACCACCGAGCTTTGGTTACAAGCAACATGAGTTAATGAATGATATTGCATTATCTGTTGGTGCTACATATTTTTCTGAAAAGACAGGTGACGACCTTAGCCTGATACTGCCTAAAGATTTAGGTAAGGCTAAAAAAATTATAGTAGGTAAAGATTCATCTATAATTATTAAAGATGACAATGTAGTATCTAAAGATGATATTGATAAGCGAGTATCTGAGCTTCGTGATGCACATGACATAACTGATAAAAAAGCTGACCGTGAGTTTATATTATCACGTATAGCTTCATTAACAGGAGGTGTAGGTGTTATATATGCAGGAGGTAAAACTGACCTAGAGCAAAAAGAACTGTATGACCGTATTGATGATGCTGTATGTGCTGTTCGTTCTGCTACTGTTGAGGGTATACTTCCGGGAGGAGGGGTAGCTCTTGAAAACATATCACGTAAATTAGTTCTAAAAGATAATTGGTCTGATGAGAAGAAGTGTGCGTATGAGATACTTAAAGTGTCTTTACTATCACCTATTGTAACAATACTTGAAAATGCAGGACTAAATTATAATTCAATATACTCTGATGATTTTTCAAAGGGTTGGGGTTATGATGTAAAAAATGATAAGTATGGTAACATGATGAAGATGGGTATCATTGACCCAATGAAAGTTACTAAGAACGCTCTTCAAAATGCTGTGTCAGTTGCTGTCACACTTCTTAGCACTAATGCTATTATTACCATGATGAGAAGTAATGGAAAATAAATCTAAGAAGCCACCAAAAGGTAGCGTTAAGTTTAACATATCCTTGTCTGAGGAACAAAAAAGAGCTAAGGAGCAGATGATAAAACATCCGTATAGTTTTGTTGTAGGTAAGGCAGGGTCAGGTAAAACATTGCTTGCTGTTCAAGTGGCTTTAGATATGTTCTTTAAAAGACAGTATAACAAGATAATTATTACAAGACCAACTGTTGCGACTGAAGACAATGGTTTTCTGCCCGGTACTGAAAAAGAAAAGCTAGAACCTTGGCTTGTACCTATTATGTCTAATATGCGTAAGGTCTATAATAAGCCTGATAAGATAGCCAAGATGGTGGAGCAAGAGGAAATTGAGCTAGTCTCTCTTGCCCACTTTCGAGGCAGAACATTTGACGGTGCTGTAGTTATAGTAGATGAGTTTCAGAATTTAACTAAGGCACAGTTAAGAATGGCGTTAGGTAGGTTAGGTAAAGATTCTATAATGATATTCTGTGGAGACAATCAGCAGATTGATTTATCTACGGAGCTTAACTCAGCGATTGACGATGTTCATAAAATAAAAGGTAGCGACTATGTGTTTAAAGTTATACTAGAAGACAATCATAGAAACAAAGCTATAGACGATGTATTAAAACTTTTAACAGGATACTAAATGAAACCAATAGGAAAATATATTGTAATCAATGAAATTAAAGAAGAGGTAAAAACACAATCAGGTATTTTACTTTCAGGAGATGACGTTGATAAGATAAGATACAAAAAAGGTACTGTTGTTAAACCCGGTACTGAGGTAACAAAAATAAATGAAGGTGATGTAATATATTACGACACACGAGCAGGTTACTCTATGTTTATAGAAGACGTGCAGTATACGATTATTCGTGAGAACGATGTCGTTGTTGTCTTATAGAAGCGTTCATTTCTTTTATAAAATTTCGGTACACCTTGTCGGTGTACTTGACATTCTTAGCGAACATAGGGTTTGCTGATAGGCTAGTGGGGATTTCTTCCCCACTTAGTTTTTTATATATAGAGGTGCACACCCTTTTAGCTTTATAGGACAACACATATATTGCACGTGTAGGACCACATCTTTTTCTAAAGACTTCTATCCACCCATCTCTTAGTAGTTTATCAAACCTGTTTTCATTCCAACTAAGCAGCTCGTTAAACTCTTCAAACTTTGCTTTGTCAAAATATCCTTCTGACTTTAAAAACAATATTACATCTAGTTCAGCTTGTGATAAACCATATTTAGCTTTGATAAAATATCGGATGACTCTCCAATATTTAAGATAGTCGTTATTCATTTGATTAGATTTATGATTACAAAGTTATAATTTTTTTTAGTTATCTTTGTAAAAATTTATAATATGAAATCAAAAGGACTCGGAGACACAATAGAAAAATTTACTAAAGCAACAGGTATTAAAAAAGTTGTTGACAAAGTGTCTAAAGCTACAGGTAAAGATTGTGGTTGCGGTCAAAGAAAAGATACACTAAACAGAATTTTTCCATATAAACAAAATAAATAATGGCTACTCAAAAATTACAAGCAAGCAGATTACTTAAGGTTATACCAAGCAACACTGTAGATATACCTAACCCGGCTGCTGTTGCTCAGTCAGGAACAACAACTGCAGGAACTACAAATAAGTTAACTGATTCAAGTGGTGACTTTATAAATAAACGTGTAAAGGTTGGTGATATTATATACGCTGATGGAGCATCACCAAGAGCTGTAAAAGTTACTGCAGTAGATAGTGCTACCGTTCTTAGTGTAACTACAACTGTACCTAGTTCATATACATATGTTATATACTCAACAGTTGATAATCGTCCAATGGGTTGTGCATTGTATTGCGGTGGAACAGGAGATATATCAGTTACTACTATGAGTGGTGATACTGTTGTTTTAAGTGGTGTGCCTACAGGTTTATTTGTTCCTATAAATGATATAAAAAGAATAAATTCAACTGACACTACTGCTACTAACCTAGTAGCTCTTTGGTAAGTTATGTTAAATATTATAGGTAATATAATATTAAGTGCAACATCTGCAGTAGCAACTGTTGTATCTCAAGTTGTACTTGAAAATCTAAGATTTTGGCTTCCTTTTGAAAGAACTGAAAAACAAGATGAAGAGCTAGTTACTAATGGCGATTTTTCTAGTGAAGGTAATTGGGTTTATCGTGAGTCTCAAGGTTATAGTATATCTAACGGAACAATTAGTTATGATGGCTCATCTACTCAATTTAAAAGAGCATTACAAAACTTAAAAACAAAAGTTGGTGCTCAGTATGAGTTAACTATTACAATAGATAGTATAAGCAACAGTGGTTTAAACTTTGGATTTGGAAGTAAAAATAGTGGTAGTTTTTCGGGAACTGTTCAACAAAGTTTTTCTTCTGTTGGTACTCATAAAAGAATTATGATTGCTACTTCTGATGAGCACTCTATAGTTATTCAAAATAATGTTGGTGCTCAAACTTGGTCAGTTAGTCATGTGTCAGTAAAAGAAATAACTCAGGTTGTGCCTGATGCTTCAAGAGGCTTAACTGAAAATGTTAGCTCTGAATTAAATGATGGAACATGGCTTGCTAATGGTGGTTGGAGTATATCAAATGGTGTAGCTACTAATGACGGTACAGGAAGTACTCTTACAAATGACATCCTTACTATAGGTAAGGTTTATAGAATGACTGTAAAGTTTTCAAGCTACACCCCACTGACTCCTCCTGCGTTAGGTGATTTTAGTATGTTCCTTGGCGTAAACTCAGAATCTTTTAATTTTAATGGGACAGAAGAATTTACTTTTACTGCTCAATGTACAGGTGATACTAATGCAAGAGTAAAATCTAAAAACGGAGGTATTGGTTCTATTAATATTAGTGACATTTCAATAAAAGAATTAACGTATAGTGATATAGGTCCAATAAAAAACCCTGCAACCCCTTTTACAGGTAAAGCACTTGATTTTGATGGTGTAAACGACCAAATCTATAATAGCTCAAGTTTTCCAATAAATATTTCTTCAGGAAGTTGGACTGTAGCCGTTTGGTTTAATGTCGATGAATTAGTAGATTCAAACTTTGTCCCAATTGAACAATGTATATTTAATAATGGATTAAACGGTGATAATAGGTTTGGAATATCTATAGAAAATAAAAAACTTGTAGTTAATAAATATGATACTACAAATAGTTATGTTAACATAAAACCTCTTAAAGATATTACAAAACAAACTTGGCAAAGAATTGTAGCTGTTATTGTTGACGGTGATATGACTGTATATTTAAATGGTGAAGGCGGTCAAGAAACTACGCTTATACAACCATATAGGTTTAATGTTGGTTTTGGAATAGGAGCTACAGGAAGTACTAGTTCAGTAAACAAAATGTTTTTTGGTGGTAAGATTGCAGATGTACAAGTTTATAATGCAGCTTGGACTGCTGAAGATGCCTTATATGATTATCAAAATCCTAATCATCTTGTTTTAGATAATCCTAACACTAATATATTACCAAATAATTTACGAGGATATTTTCCATTAAATGAAGGTAGCGGAAGTCTTGCTATTAACAGTGGTTATAATTATGAATTATCATTAGTAGATTCAGACTATACAAATACTTTTGAAAATCATCAAAATAGATTTGGTTTAACTATTGTTTCAAATATAATTGCTGTAAGTCCTGATACTGTAAATAATCAATTTAGAATAGCTAAGAAAAAGTCTACTGCAACATCACTAGATGTAGGAGAAAAATATTTAATTTCATTTGATTATATTCTTACATCAGGCTCAATAGAATTTAAAACTGATGATACTGAAATTTTAGTTAATACTACAACAGACTACGGAAGTGTTGAACAAGTTATTATAGAATCAGGTTCAGGAGATTATAATTTTACTTTTGGTCCAACAACAGGTGGTGCAATATTAAATATTGAAATTCAAAATGTTGTTGATAGAGATACCGAAATTGATGGTGCGGTATATAATAATGGTCAGTCTATGATACCTCAATTAGGCATGATGGACTATACTTATGATGCTGAAAATTTAATTCTTCATAATGAAGATATAAGTAATGCAGTATTTGGAAAAGCCGGAAACCCAACTGTTTCTGAATATATAAATGATTTACCTCCGGGAGTTAGTCAAGCATGGAAAGTATCCACAGCACAACCTAGCAATACGTATGTTGCTATAAATACAGCTGATAATTTAAATGTAAGTGCAAATGGTAAAGCTAAAGGTATTTGGGCTAAAACAGTTAGTGGCTCAGGTAAGATAGCTTTAAATGTTTTTAATGGATATTTTGCAGGTAGTACTTTACAACATCTTCCTGTTGTTACAAATGAGTGGCAATTTTTTCAAGTCCCTTTTACAAATTCTAATGCTCATTACTATCCGGTAGACTTTAGACACCCTGATAATGAATTAAGTGAAGTAATTATTGCGGGTGCTCACATGACTAGCCTTAAAGATGGTGCAAATATATTAAAACCTTATATAAGAGCTACTAGTTCTCATCCTTCAGGTGCAAGTATTATACAAGACCCAAAAAATAAAGGTAAGGATAGTTTTGATAATTCTATAAGACTTAGAGAGCATTCATTTAATTTAGACGGAACAGGTTATGCTAATGTAGCTGAGTCTACTAGTTTAAATATAGGAAGTGGTCCTTTCACATTAGAAGCTTGGGTTAAAGCTGAGTTTATAAATACAGGTAGTAGTGTTAATGTTATATGGGTTCTTGATGGTAGTAACAGTGTTACTGCAGGAGGTAATGTTGGATTAGTAACATTTAGCACAAATAAAATAGGTGCTTATGTTTCGGGTGTAGTAGTAGATTCACTTACAACATTTGTTAAAGGACAATGGTATCATGTTGCTCTTGGAAGAACTCCAAGTGGTATTTCAAGTTTATACATTAATGGAGATTTAGCAGCTATACCAAGCTCAGCTTCTGCTGTAAATTTAAATACAGCTCAACCTAAAGTAGGTGCTGATAACACTTCAACAAGATATTATAAACATCTAATAGATGATGTTCGTCTTTATAATAGACTTTTAACTTCAGATGAAATAGAACAAAATTATCTAGCAGGTTTAGATACGCATACAATTGGTTCATCATTTAGTGATGACTTCTCATCAGATTATGGAAATTAAAAATAGATAAAATGGCAAAAGGAGATTACACAAATTCGTCAACAAGAAACGCATACAAAACTAAAGTAAGACAACAAACTCTTACTAAGGTTGTAGTAGACTCAACTGAAAAAAGAACAAGAGCAGAACTTCTTGATATGGTAGAAGAGCTTTTTGAAACTACAGGAGAAAAGTCTATTACTGCTGAAACACTAAGAGCTTTTTGTCACATACTTTTAAAGTCTGTTCAAAATACAACAGATGATAGTGTTTCATTAGACTCTAATAGTACTGCTTCTTTACCAACATCAGACCCTAGAGTATTAGGTCAATTATGGAATGACAGAGATGTGGTTAAAATTTCAAGAGGATAATTATGAAAGGAAATGTATATATCAGTTTAAATGAGTCAACCTATGAAGGCTCAATTCCAACAGAGTTAGTAAATAAATATGGAGTCCCTGTGTTTGATGATGAAGGTGTTGAGACAGGTAAAACTACACCTACATTTAAAGAATTAGGTGAAATCAATAAATCTCTTTTTGGAGATGTAGTAACAGTTACTGTTGATAGTGTAAATTATTATGTTATGGAGTTAGAAGCAAGTTGGACATCTTCAGAGGTCTCTGCTTTAATAGCGTTAGGTTCGGGTCTTAGTAGTCCTAATAATACCTTGATGACAAATAAAGAAGCAATTGCTTTTATTAACGCAAATATACCTGAAGAAGAATTATAATATGTGGGTAACAACTGCAACATTTCCTCCTTGTAAAATAATCTATAAAGTAGTTAAGGATGATAAGTAAAAAACAAAAGAGTGCTGCACTAAAACGTGCAGGAGTAAGTGGCTTAAACAAGCCAAAAAGAACTCCTAGCCATAAAACAAAGTCACACGTTGTTGTAACAAACTGTAAAGGTAAGTTAAAGACTATACGTTTTGGTCAGCAAGGTAAAAAAGTAGGTACGGTTTCAGGCACAGCAGGTGCACCTAGAAAAGGTGAAAGTGCTAGAATGAAAGCTAAAAGAAAATCATTTAAAGCAAGGCACGCAAAAAACATTAAAAAAGGAAGATGTTCAGCAGCCTATTGGGCTGATAAAGTTAAATGGTAAAATGAAAAAAGTACTATTATTTATATGCCTGCTAATAGCAGGTATTTCTTATTCTCAAGATACTATTATAGATTGTTTTGGAACACCTTCACCGCAAGGTTGGATAGGTGATGGGTTTTGTGATGACGGTTCTTACACATGGAACGGAACTCCTATAGATTTTAATTGTGAAGAATTTGGTTATGACGCAGGAGACTGTGAAATTCCAATAGACGAATCTGCAGTGCTTGGTTGTACAGATATAGAATCACCAAACTTTAATCCTTGGGCTACCTTAGATGATGGTAGCTGTGTTGTTTCTGAATGTTCTTCAGGGTTTTCATTAATTAAAATAGAGCTTACTTTAGACCAATTTCCTAGTGAAACAGGTCTTATTGTAACTGATATATCTAATGGTGAATATATAGAAAACATTCCTGCAGGAACATTTAATTATAATCAATCAAACCAAACTATTGTATATGATATTTGCGTACCTGAAACGGGTGTTGAAATTATTCTTAGCGACACATATGGCGATGGACTTGCAGGCTCTTTGTATAATGGTGGTTCTGATGGAGACCTTATCATATATGGTGACTACCCTTGTGGTAATGGTCCTGATATATTTTTTGACTTAGACACAGCTAATTTTGGAAATGCTGCTTATTCAGGACCTTTATGGATACCTGCTTGTGGCGTTGAGGCTATACCGGGTTGTTTAGATGCAGATTATATTGAGTTTAACCCTAGTGCTAATATAGATGATGGTAGCTGTGAAACATTACACACTTTAGGTTGTATAAATTCTAATGCCTTTAACTACAACCCACAAGCTACATTAAACGAAATAATACCTCAGTGTGAATATACTTTAGTATTAGAAGATGATGGCGGTGATGGTTGGGGTAGTTCCTATATAGGTATCTCTCAAGGTAATGATATAATAGGTGAGTTTAGTGTTGAGCCCGGATTATATCAAAAAGAATTTACTCTCCAATTACATACAGACCAACCAATAAAAGTATTTTACTTTCAAGTAGTAGGACCTCAACAGCCTGTTCAAGAAGCTAGTTTTCAAACTATGCACAATTCATTTAGACTTATAAACTCAAATGATAATGTAACGCTACAGGGTGGTGTATTTCCATTTTCTTTTAATGGACAAGGAGCACTTCAACCATATGGTCCACCTTTATGGACTATATATGAAGCAATGCCTTTTTGTGGTGATTATTGTATACCTACGGTTTATGGTTGTTTAGATGAACAATCTCTTAATTACGATTCTTTAGCAAATACAGATGATGCTAGTTGTATTGAAATAGTAGAAGGTTGCACTTCACCTTTTGCATTTAACTATGACTCACTTGCTAATGTAGATGACGAAAGTTGTGTAGCAGTAGTTGTTGGATGTATGGATGAAATAGCATGGAATTATAATTTTGCTGCTAATACAGACGATAATTCTTGTTTGTATTTTGGATGTATGGATGAAACTGCTGATAATTATGACCCTATAGCAAATGTAGATAACGGTTCTTGTTTTATTACAGTGTTAGGCTGTACAGACCCTGAAGCTTTTAATTATAATGAAGAAGCTAATACAGAAGACTTTAGTTGTGTTCCGTTTATATATGGATGTATGGATAGTACGGCATTTAATTACGACCCTTTAGCTAATACAGAAGATGAGTGCGAATTAATTATTGAAGGCTGTATGGATGCAAGTGCATATAATTATGATGTTTTTGCTAATACAGAATCTGAATGTTTGTATGATGCAGGTTGTGTAGGAGAACCGGGTGACCCTTATTGGTTAAATGACACTTGTTATGCTTGGGTTATTATGGTAGACCCTTATTGTTGTAATACAAATTGGGATGACAAATGTCAACAGTTATATTGGAGTTGTTCAGATGATAGTCCTTTAGATACAAGAGATTTACTTAGAGGACATAATATAGTTATGTACCCTAATCCTATGGGTGACGTGTTGAATATACTAACAAATGGTTCTGTAGATATAGAAGTATATGATGTGTCAGGTAAGCTTGTAATACAAGTTAAAGAAAATCATACTACAAAAGGTTTAAATCAATTAGATGTAAGCTTGTTGCCTGCAGGTGTATATAATTTTAGTGTAACATATGATGGTAATACAAGTACTACAAAAGTATTAAAGAAATGAAAAGATTATTAAAAAAAGTTACACCTTCTATAGCATATATGTTTTTTTGGTTAGGCATGGCTATAATGTATACTGTATTGTTTGCACTTTTGTCTAGTAGTTGTAACGCACAAGGTTTACATAAAATATTTAAATATTCTACAGTATATGCCGCAGTTAATGGTGGTACGTCATTAGGTGATAATCAAATATGGTCTGTAACTACAGGTTCTTTGCAAGAGCAAACAATAGAAACGCCTTTTGATTATACTTTTTCTGTAGGTATAAGAAAAATAAAAAGATTTGGTTATGAAAATAGAGCTCTTACTTTTTATAATGGTACAGAAAATTCTTATTCTGATGCCGCAACCATTGGTAGAGTGGATGGTTTTGAATATTTATTTGAAGCTGATTTTGTAAGAAGATTAGGTATAAACTATACTAATCAACATCATTTTGTTAGATACGTTGCTGACAAGTGGGTTAGTAAAATAGAATATTTAGAAGATGGGTTTGCTGATATAAAATACTTTGAAGCGTCTGAAAGGTTTAGATTAAAAGTAAGGGATGGCAAGCTTTCGTTTAACGGGGGTTTAGTGCAAAGACTTGCCGAACCTTACGGATTTGACCCTCTTGAAGATTGGGTACTTGATAATGGAACTTTACACTATACATACCTTGCACTTCAAGAAGGATACAACATAACCCTAGGGGGAGAATATTTTTCACCTGACGGAGAGCTTGTAGCTAACAGTCAAGAAGTATGGGAAGAGGTTGTTATACCTCAAGTTATAAATAATTATGTAGAAAAACAAAGAAACTCTTTATCAAATATTGTTGAGTATTCTTTTGTTTTAGGTTTAGACTATTACCATTTTACAAAAGACTTTTGGTTTCACACTTGGGGAAACATTATGCCATACCACGTAGATACTGATAATTTATACTCATATCATAAATATAATAATGGTCAATGGATTGACTATTCTTTAGGTTTAATTTATGGTTATAAGTTTAATAAAAGTTTAGGTATATTTGTAGAAGGAAGATACAATAAGTATTGGAATAGAAAATGGCACAACTTTAGTGTTGGACTTAATTATGTAATATTTTAAAAATGGCAAAAGAATTAAGCGAAGAAACGTCTTTTAATATAAGTTTAAAAACATTAGCAGGTATTGCTGCACTTATATTTACATTAGTAGGTATGTGGTTTACACTTCAAAACGATATAGCAGATGCTAAAGAGTTGCCATTACCTCCTGACCCTGAGATTACTCGTATGGAGTATGACATGAAAGACCAACTTATACGTCAAACTATTATGACTACTCAAGAAGATGTAAAGGAAATTAAAGACCATATGTTAAGAATGGAGAGTAAGATTGATAACTTAAAATAGTAATATGAGAATATTATTAATACTTTTTTTAATACCTTTTTTAAGCTACTCACAAGACTTTCCTGACGGAATGGTTGCTGTTGAATTTAATGCAAGTTTTAATAAATCTAATGAAGTAGCTTGGTTGTCTAAACTTACAGACTGTGAAACACAGAGAGTAGATATAGCTGCAGATTCAAGGTGGTCTAAAGAATATAAAATAGTAGTTGTGCCTACTATTGTTATATTTAACAACAATGAAGAAGTAAAAAGATTTCAAGCAAATATAATGATGACTATGGAAGCTACTAAGAATGAGGTTCAAAATTCTATAGATGAAATAGTTATGGAAGCATTTTAAATAAATAAAAATGAAGTTAAGTAAAAACTTTACTCGTGCTGAAATAGAGCACAGTAATACAGCAAAAAGATTAGATATTAGCAATGAAATGTCTGATGAACACTTGGAAAATATGCAAAGGGTTATTGATAATCTCATACAACCTATGCGGGACGCTATTGGTCCTATTCGTATTAGTAGTGGTTATCGTAGCCCAAAACTTAATAAGGCTATTGGGGGAAGTAGTCGCTCGCAACATTGCAAAGGTGAGGCTTTGGACCTTCAATTTTGGAAGGAAGGAAAAATGAATAACAAAGTTATTTATGATTGGGTTATAGATTCAGGTATAGAATTTGACCAAATGATAAATGAATTTGATTACGCTTGGATACATATATCATTAAAGTCAAAAGAAAATAGAAAAGAAATTCTTGAAGCGTATAAAAACGAAAAAGGAAAAACAAAATATAGATATGTTTAAAAATATAATAACCAAATTAGTTGGTCAAGCTTCAACTATTATAGATGAGGTTGTAACAACTGATGAAGAAAGATTAGCTCTTAAAAATAAATTAGAGCAACTAGGAAAAGAACACGAGCAAGAAATTTTTAGATTAGAGGTAGAGGATAGAAAAAGTGCTAGAACAATGTTTAGTGATGATAGTATTATACAAAAACTATTGGCTATAATATTTACTTGTGCTTATTTTTTTATTTCTTACTTTATGTTTAAGTATTTTGTAATGAATACTTTGGAGTTGTCAGACTATGAGATAGGTTTTATATCTACAGTGTTTGGTGCTATGTCAAGTAAGGTTAATACTATTATTGACTTTTTCTTTGGAGGTTCGTCTAAAAAATAATTTATTATCTTTGCAATAACAAAAAAAGAAACCTATGCCTAAGATTAGTTCATATACAACAGCCACTCCTGCCCTTACAGATAAACTTATAGGTTCAGATGCTAATGGTACTCCAACTAACGCAACTAAAAATTTTACAGTAGAAAGCGTTACTGAAATTACTAAAAACACAATACTACCTGAAACAACAACGGAAACACCGGTACTTACAGATAAAGTATTTGGAAGTAATGATTCAGGTAATCCACGTACAGCAAATAGAAACTTTACTGTTCAAGGTGTTAGAGATGCAATAATACCTCAAACAACAGCACAGGCAGCTACATTAACAGACAGAGTATTTGCTGCTAATCCATCAGATGCTAATCCAAGAGTTGCAGACCGAACTTTTACTATTGATAGCGTTAAAAACGCAATATTACCTACAACTTCTCAACAAAACCCTGTATTAACAGATAAAATATTTGGAAGTGATGTAGCTAGTCCACAAGTTCCAAATCAACATTTTACTTTACAAGGTGTTAAAGATTTAATAGTACCAACACCAAGCCTTGTTCTTAACACACAAGAGTTTGCTGACCAAGAATTAACTGCAGCTAGTACAAAAACTAAAGTTACCTTTGGGTCTGCAATTACAAATACTAATGTTGATTTAGAGGCAAACGGGACTATTACTCTTTTAACTGCCGGAAGTTATACAGTTAGAGTATCTATAAATTGTGGTTGTAAAGATAGTACATCTGCATCAGACCGTCATATAGATTATTATTTCACAGTAGAGGAAGATGGAACTCAAGCTTTTAATACTGTTCAAAATACTGTATATTTTGACGCAACTGATACTGACCCTGCACAAACATTAATACAAGAATATCCATTTTATAATGTTTCTGCAAATACTGTTCTTGAGTTTTATTGGTCGGGTAGTTATTATAGCAATGCTCCTAATCCGGGTATATTTAAAACAGCTTTAGTTAACAGACCTACAGGAACTACAGGTTTTGCAGGCATTCCTTCATCAACTATACAAATAGTTAAATTAGATTAGTGGATATTAGAAAAATATCAATAGGTGCTGATTACAAAGGAAGTGCTATGCACTATATTGTAGGTCAAACTATTTTAAATGGAAACTATAAAATTCATTTAATACGGCAAGAGCATGATTCTTCTGTAAGAATATGGATTATAAAAAATGATGAAATTGTTCTTTGGAAAGAGTTCAATCAAAACATACCAATTTCAATAGAATATAATATAAATTTTTAAAATGAGTAAAGACCAAAAGGAAGCTCTTAAAGAACTTAAAAGAGCTGATGAGGCAAGAGACAACACTTTTGACTCTTGGATTGTAGACTTAGAAGAAGAAGAAGAAGAAAATTCTGAAGATTCTGAGTCGTAATGAAATCTCCATATAGTTTTATAGTAGAACCTTTACAAGGTAAAAGGTATACAAACACAAAGTCAATAGGTGGTATTGAGTTTGTTGTAAGTACTTCTGAAGAAGACCATAAGTTTTCTAATAGAGAAGCTATTGTAGTAGAAACTCCAATAAATTATTCAGGACCTATTAGTAAAGGAGATATTCTTTTAGTTCATCACAATGTTTTTAAATTTTATAATGATATGAAAGGAAGAAGACAAAGTGGTAAAAGTTACTTTAAGGATAATTTATTTTTTATAGATGAAGGTCAATTTTTTTTATACAAAAAAGATAATGATTGGATTACTTTTGATAAGTATTGTTTTGTAAAACCTATTGAAAAAAAAGAAAGCTTTCTTTCTAAAAGTGGTAGATATGAGCCTTTGACGGGAGAAATAGTTTATCCTAATGATTATTTAAAATCTCAAGGAATAAAGTCAGGTGATACAGTAATATTTCAACCTGATAGTGAATACGAGTTTTATGTAGATGGTCAAGTTTTATATAGAATGTATGACAGTAATATAACAATTAAAATGTCATGAGTTCATCTAAAGAATTAAGAGAAGAAATAATAAAAGCAGGTCGTAGAGCTGTATCTCAACTTATAAAAGTTGCTAAGGAAGAAATTATAAAACCTGACCCTGAAGATGAATTAGCAGCAGATAGATTAAAAAATGCTGCAGCAACAAAAAAGCTTGCAATATTTGATGCTTTTGAAATATTAAAGCGTATTGATTTAGAAGAAGAAAATCTTTTAATAGAATCAAAAGGTCGAAATAAAACAGACACTAAACAAGGATTTGCAGAACGAAGGTCAAAATAAACTTTATAGAGTAATACCTGAATATATACCGAATAGACCTCTTACTAAAAAAAATAATAATAAGAGTTGGCTGTATGGATATAATCAGGAGTATGACTTTGTTAACATATCTAAAACCGGTCAAGTAGGTGAAATTGTAGAAATATCAGGTTTAAAGATAGGGCTACCATTAAAACCCAAAAATGTTCATAAACGTAGTGATATAAGAAAAGAGCAGTATTGGGAAAGAAAAATTTATCCAAAAGAACTTAGTAAAATAAATTCAATATTTCAATGGAATGAGATGCCGTCTTCGTTTAAAGATAGATGGGTTGATTATGTTGAAAATGAATTTGATAGAAGAGAAGATGGTTATTGGTTTATGAACTGTGGCGACCCTGTTTATATAACCGGCTCTCATTATATGTATCTTCAATGGACTTCAATTGACGTTGGTTATCCCGACTACCGTGAAGCTAATAGAATTTTTTTTATTTTTTGGGAAGCTTGTAAAGCTGATAAAAGGTCTTTTGGAATGACCTACTTAAAGATAAGACGTTCAGGTTTTTCTTTTATGGGTTCATCAGAAGCGGTAAATACAGGTACATTAGCACGTGACTCAAGAGTAGGTATACTATCTAAAACAGGTAGTGATGCTAAGAAAATGTTTACAGATAAAGTAGTACCTATAAATAGTAGACTACCTTTCTTTTTTAAACCTATTATGGATGGTATGGATAAACCTAAAACTGAATTAGCTTTTAGGATTCCTGCATCCAAGATTACAAAAAAGAATATGTATGAAAATGATTCGGAAGAGCTTGAAGGTCTTGATACTACAATAGATTGGAAAAACACAGATGACAACTCTTATGATGGTGAAAAACTTTTATTATTAGTTCACGATGAAAGTGGTAAATGGATAAAGCCTAACAATATATTAAATAATTGGAGGGTTACTAAAACTTGTTTAAGACTAGGTAGTAAGATTATAGGTAAATGTATGATGGGGTCTACCTCTAACGCATTAAGTAAGGGTGGTAGTAATTTTAAAAAGCTATACGAAGATTCAAATGTTTTAGAAAGAAACTCTAATGGTCAGACTAAAAGTGGTATGTATGCCTTGTTTATTCCTATGGAATGGAATATGGAAGGATTTATTGATAGGTATGGGTTACCTGTATTTAAGAAGCCATCTAAACCTTTATTAGGTGTTGATAATGAAATGATTGATAATGGTGCTGTTGACTATTGGGAAGCTGAGGTAGAGTCGTTAAAAAACGATGCTGATGCTTTAAATGAATTTTATAGACAATTTCCTAGAACAGAGTCTCACGCATTTAGAGATGAAAGTAAACAAGCATTATTTAACTTAACAAAAATATACCAACAAATAGATTACAATGACTCTTTAATATTAGAGCGTCATGTTACAAGAGGTTCTTTTCATTGGAAGAATGGACAAAAAGATACTGAAGTTGTTTTTAGTCCTGATAAAAGAGGTAGGTTTTTAATTAGTTGGATGCCAAACAAAAATTTACAAAATAAATTTATTTTAAAAAGAGGTGTAAAGTATCCTGCAAATGAACATATAGGTTCTTTTGGTTGTGACTCTTATGATATATCAGGAACTGTAGGAGGTAAAGGCTCTAATGGTGCTCTTCACGGTCTCACAAAATTTAATATGGATGAGGCTCCTAGTAATGAGTTTTTCTTAGAATATATAGCAAGACCTCAGACAGCAGAAATATTTTTTGAAGATGTTCTTATGGCTTGTGTGTTTTATGGAATGCCTCTTCTTTGTGAAAACAACAAACCTAGATTACTTTATCATTTTAAAAATAGAGGCTATAGAGGTTATTCTATGAATAGACCTGATAAAGTATATAACAAGCTCTCTAAGACAGAAAAAGAGCTAGGTGGTATACCTAACTCATCTGAAGATGTAAAGCAAGCTCATGCTGCAGCTATAGAGTCTTATATAGAAAAGTATGTAGGCATTGATTTAAGTGGTGCATATAGAGACCCTGATGATATGGGTAGTATGCCATTTATGAGAACGCTAGAAGATTGGGCAAAATTTGATATTACAAATAGAACAAAGTTTGATGCGTCTATTAGTTCAGGTTTAGCTATTATGGCTAATCAGAAGCAGTTATATCAACCCGAACAAAAACAGTCAAAAATAAGTGTTACCTTTGCAAGATACAACAACAAAGGTTCAATAAGTGAATTAATATAATAAATGAAAGAGGTAAATGTTAACATATCACCTTCAGGATTTCCAAGTCAATTTGTTTCTGATTCTGAAAAAGCTACAAAAGAATTTGGGCTTCAGATAGGTCAGGCTATTCAATATGAGTGGTTTAAAAGAGATGGCGGGTCTTGTAGGTATTACGACCAATTTAGAGAATTTCATAGGTTACGATTATATGCTCGTGGAGAGCAATCAATTGGTAAGTATAAAAATGAACTTGCAGTAGACGGAGACCTTTCTTACTTAAATCTTGATTGGACTCCTGTTCCTATTTTACCAAAGTTTGTTGACATTGTTGTTAATGGTATGCAAGACCGAATGTTTAAGGTTAATGCGTATGCTGAAGATGCTATGTCTCAGTCAAAGAGAAGTAAGTATCAGGAGATGATACAAGGTCAAATGGTAGCTAAAGATGTTCTTACAACCATACAGGAAAATACAGGTGTAAACCCATTTACTATGGACCCTGATGATTTACCTGAAAATGATGAAGAGCTTTCTCTTTATATGAACCTTAACTATAAACCTGCTATAGAAATAGCTGAAGAAGAAGCTATTAATACTCTTTTAGCAGACAATAAATATACAGACCTTAGAAAAAGATTTGATTACGACCTAGCAGTTTTAGGAGTATCAATGGCAAAGCATGAGTTTTTAGCAGGTTCAGGAGTAAAAATTGATTACGTTGACCCTGCGAATGTTGTATACAGTTATACTGAAGACCCTTACTTTAAAGATTGTTTTTATTGGGGTGAGGTAAAAACACTTCCTATTTTAGAATTAAAAAAAATAGACCCAACACTAACTAATGAAGATTTAGAAAAAATATCTAAATATTCTCAAAGTTGGTACGACTATTATAACACAGCACAGTTTCAACAAAATGACATCTTTTATAAAGACACTGCTACTGTTATGTACTTTAATTATAAAACAACCAAAAAGATGGTTTATAAGAAAAAAGTATATGACAATGGTAACTCTAAAATGATAGAAAAAGATGACCAATTTAATCCTCCTGCGGAGATGATGGAAGAGGGCAACTTTGAAAAGATGGAAAAAACTATTGATGTGTGGTATGAAGGTGTTATGGTTATGGGTACTAACATAATACTTAAGTGGGAGATGTCTGAAAATATGGTAAGACCTAAATCAGCAAGTCAACACGCTATTCCTAATTATGTTGCAGTAGCTCCTCGTATGTATAAAGGTAACATTGAGTCTTTAGTAAGACGTATGATTCCTTTTGCAGACTTAATACAGATAACACACTTAAAGCTTCAACAGGTTATTGCTAGAACAGTACCTGATGGTGTATATATAGATGCTGACGGATTAAATGAAGTTGATTTAGGTACAGGTGGTTCTTATAATCCTGAAGATGCACTACGTTTGTATTTCCAAACAGGTAGTGTAATTGGTAGAAGCTATACTCAAGATGGTGAATATAATCAAGGTAAAGTTCCTATTCAACAATTAACATCAAACTCAGGTGCAAGTAAAGCAAATATGCTTATTAACAACTACAATCATTACTTAGGTATGATTAGAGCCGTGACCGGTCTTAATGAGGCTAGAGATGGCTCAACTCCTGACCCTAACTCTTTAGTAGGTGTTCAAAAATTAGCTGCACTTAACTCAAATACTGCTACAAGACACATTCTTGATGGTAGTTTATACATATATAGAAGTATTGCTGAAGCTTTAACTTATAGAGTTTCTGATATTTTAGAGTATGCAGATTTTAAAGATGAGTTTATAAATCAAATAGGTAAGTATAATGTATCTATATTAAATGATGTAAAAGATTTATACTTATATGACTTTGGTATATTTATAGAAGTTTCTCCTGATGAAGAAGAAAGAGCTCAGCTAGAGCAAAATATACAAATAGCATTATCTAAGCAAGATATTAATTTAGAAGATGCTATTGATATTAGAGAAATTAAAAATCTTAAACTTGCTAATCAATTACTTAAGGTTAAGAGAATTAAAAAGCAAGAAAGAGATGAAAAGATGGCTATGCAAAAGCAAGCTATAACAGCTCAGCAACAATTAAAGTCTCAAGAGTTAGCAGCAAAAACAGCCATGCAAAAAGTTCAAGCTGAGTCGCAAGCTAAAATGCAACTCAAGCAAGCAGAAATTGCTTTTGAGATTGAGAAAATGAAAAACGAAGCTATGCTTAAAACTCAACTTATGGATAAAGAGTTTGAACTTAATATGCAATTAAGAGGTGTAGATGAAAAAGCGTTAAGCAAAAGAGAAAGTGAAAGAGAAAAAGCTAAGAGCGATAGAATTAGTCAACAAAACACTCAGCAAAGTGAATTAATAAACCAAAGAAAAAACAATTTACCTCCTAAGAACTTTGAGTCAAATGAAGATTCTTTAGATGGATTTGATTTTTCAGAATTTAACCCACGATAATGGCTACTAAAGGAAGAACAAAAGGAAATAAGATTTGCCCTGCAGGAATAGCTTGGGCTAAAAGAACATTTGATAAATACCCTTCAGCATATGCAAATATGGCTGCAAGTAAGTATTGTAAAGACCCTAACTACGCTAAAAAATCTAAAAAATAATGAGTAAACTTACTAATAGACAAAAGAAAATCGCTAGGGTTACTAAGCCTTACGATAAAATTACCAAGTCAGATTTTGTTAAACTAAGAAAAAATAAAAAAAATGCCTACAGTTAAGTACAAGTGCCCGGTGACTAATAAGATGAAAACAAAAAAATTTCCTTACAGTGCAACAGGTAAAGCTCAAGCTAACTCTTTTGCAAATCAAATGAGTGGAAGTTTAAAAAATAATCCGGGTTACGGAAAAGAAAAAAAATCTTATTAATATGAAAGGAGTACCTCACTTTAAAAAAGATGGAACAATCTATAAAGGATTGACTCATAAAGATGGTAAAGGCAAACTTATGTCAGGTAAAAATCATACAAAAAATAGTGTGTATGTTTATCACATAAATGAATTACCTAAAAAGTCTTTAAAGAAAGCGTATAAACAAGCAGGTCTTTTAAAATAATTATGGGTGAATTAAAAAAATGGAGAGAAGAAAAATGGGTTCGTATTGGAACTGATGGCTCTATAAAAGGAGCTTGTGGTACTAGTAAAAATAAAAAGAATCCTGACAGATGTTTACCACTAGCAAAAGCTAGAAGTATGTCAAAAGCTGAAAGAGCTGCGACTGCTAAGAAAAAGAAAAGAAGTGGAGGTAAAAAGCAGTTTGTACCTAACACTAAAGCAGGTAAGGTTACTAAAAAATACACGTCTAAAAGATAAATAAATTTTGTTTAACTTTGCATAACTAAATTAAATCAAATGGAAATTAAAGTCAGAGACCTCGGACAAGTTGAAGAAAAATCAGTTCAACAGGTTGAAGAGGAGCTTTTACAAAAGCACGAAGAAAGTTTAAATGATGATTCACCTAAGGAGGAAGTTTCAAATGAAGAAGCTCCTGTTGTTGAGTCAGAAGTAAAAGAAGAGGTTCAAGAAGAACCTCAAGAAATAGAGCTCACAGAAGAGCAAGTTCTTTCACATATTAGGAATAGATATAATAAGGAGATTACATCTATAGATGATTTGTTTGCTGAGAGAGAAACTCAAGATGAATTACCTGAGGATGTAGCTGCTTATTTTAAGTACAAAAAAGAAACAGGAAGAGGTATTGAAGATTACGTTAAATTACAACGTAATTTTGATGACATGAATCCTGATGCTTTGCTAAAAGAATATCTAAAAGCTACTGAAGAAGGTTTAGATGATGAAGATATTGATATGCTTATGGAAGATTATTCTTTCGATAATGATATTGATGAAGAATCAGAAATTAGAAAAAAGAAGTTAGCAAAGAAAAAAATGATTGCAAAAGCTAAAAGCTATTTCAATCAGCAAAAAGATATGTATAAGCAACCTCTTGAGTCAAGAGATAGCGGTATGTCGGATGCTGAGAAAAAAGAGTTTGAAGCGTACAAGCAATATATAAATGATGCTGCTACACAGCAAGAGGAAACTAAAAGAAAGTCTGAATGGTTTACCAAAAAGACAGATGAAGTTTTTAACCAAGAGTTCAAAGGTTTTGAGTTCAGTATTGGAGAAGACAAAATTACTTTTAATCCCGGTAGTGCAGAAGAAATTAAGAAAGCTCAGCTTTCACCTATGAATTTTGTAAATAAATACTTAGATGAAAACGGCTTGATGAATGACGCTGCAGGATACCATAGAGCTCTAGCGGTTGCAATGAATCCTGAAAAGTTTGCTCAGTTTTTTTATGAGCAAGGTCGGTCAAGTGCAACAGAAGATGTTATGAGAAAGACTAAGAATATTAATATGACTACTCGTAATGCTCCTGCATCGACTCCTAAATCAGGAACAACATATAGGTCTTTAAATACCGACTCAGGTCGTGGTTTAAAGATTAGAAGTAGAAAATAATTTTTAATATTTAAAAAGACAAATTATGGCAATAGCTGCAAATCCGGGGTTTAATTTAACTCCAAGTTCAACGCAACAAGCGTTGGCTAGTAATTATATTACTAACTTTGACTTTTTAAGTCAATATTTACCTGACACCTATGAGAAAGAATTTGAGCGTTACGGAAATCGTTCAGTTTCTTCTTTCTTGCGTATGGTAGGTGCAGAGATGCCTTCTAACTCAGACCTTATTAAATGGGCTGAGCAAGGTCGTTTACATACAAAATACGTTAACTGTTCTTCAGGTGCAGCGGCTACGTCAGATACAGCTACTATTACTATCGCAGATACTGCTGTAGCTAATATTGGTGACCAAGCTATACGTGTTGGTCAAACTGTTTACATCTATGACAACGCAGGTGGAGGTAGTAACAAAGGTATTGTAACTGCTGTTAACTCCACAACTGCTAAAGCCTTTGATGTTGCTTACTATGAAGGAGGCGGACAAAATTTTGGTACTAGTGAAACTTTAAGCGTATTTGTTTACGGTTCTGAGTTTAGAAAAGGTACTGAAGGTATGGTAGGTTCTTTAGAAGCTGATGACCAAATTTTTGAGTGTAGCCCAATTATCATTAAAGATAAGTACGCAGTATCAGGTTCTGATATGGCTCAAATTGGTTGGGTTGAAGTAACTACTGAGAATGGTGCAACAGGTTACCTATGGTACTTGAAGTCAGAGCACGAAACTCGTTTACGTTTTGACGACTACCTAGAAACAGCTATGTTGGAAGCAGTTCCTGCAGAAACAGGTTCAGGAGCAATTGCAGCAGCAGTTGGTGCAAAAGGTACAGACGGTATATTCCATGTTGTTAAAAACAGAGGTAACTTATGGTCAGGTGCTAACCCTTCTACATTAACAAACTTTGACACTATTGTTCAGCGTTTAGATAAACAAGGAGCTATCGAAGAGAATGTTCTTTTCGTTGACCGTGAGTTTTCTTTCGACATTGACGATATGTTAGCTACTCAAAACTCTTATGGTGGTGGTGGTACATCTTACGGTCTATTTGATAATGACAAAGATATGGCACTTAACTTAGGATTCTCAGGATTCCGTAGAGGTTATGACTTCTACAAGTCTGATTGGAAATACCTAAATGACCCTACAATGAGAGGTGGTATGGATACTAGTGCAGGTTCAGGTCGTATCAAT